TCATTTCAGATTTAATCTCCAATCCAGATCACCGCGGGCCAGTCCAAGGATCAGAAGTTCCGCAGTGGCAATATTTGTAGCAACCGGAATGTTGTACTGGTCGCAGCGTTTAACAATGCTCATGATATCCGGCTCTACCGGGTCCATCATGACAGGGTTATAAAACAGGATCACCATATCCAGATCCTGACGCTCTACCATCTCCATAAACTGCTTGTCTCCGCCTATACTTCCGGCAAGAAACTTGTGAACGTGAAGACTGGTTGCTTCCTCAATTCTTCTTCCTGTTGTTCCGGTTGCATATACTTCATGTTTGGCAAGGATATTCTTGTATGCAATACAGAAGTCTTCAATCAGAACTTTCTTACTGTTATGCGCAATAATTCCTAAATTCATAATTCACCTCTCCATTCTCTGCCCTTGGGTTACATCCCTTTTCTCCCCTTTATATAGGTAAAATCATATAACTCTGTAACTGATTCTAGCATAACGCCCAAAAAAGTGCAATTTAATTCATGTAAATTCATGAAAAATTAATATTTTCCCCGGCGTTGCTCCATATACTCTATTCTTCCCAGCTGTTTCCTGTAGTATAATCAATTTCAATTCCCGGCTGTATGTTATAAACAAAAACATGGAAAGATATCTTCTGGTCTTTAACGGATTCGGCTTCCATTTCCACACCCCGGGCTACCAGTTCATCTCCCTTAAAAAACGGAGTTACACGATACATGCAGGGATTTCCTGTACTGTGCACGTAATCTGCAACCTCATTTTCAAAAGGAAGCATTCCCGTCACATTGAGATATCTGGTTCCTGTGATAAGATTTTTCCTGTTTGCATTCTCTCCAGTCAGCTGATATCCGATAAGATGGCAGCGATTATACAGATACCTGCCATCTACATTTTCATATTTTACAGTATGCCATCCTGTAGGCTTCACCATTCCGATCGCTCCTCGCTCTTCATCAGGCATCAGCTCCGGTGTGACCTTGGATTCTGCATAACCACAGCGCCCCAGGGAATCTAGTTCACTATAAAATTCGTATGCAGGTCCTGCGCTTTTTTCATCAGAAAAAGAGGGTATATTTCCATTGATCTCCACATATGGACTGCCGCTGTATTCTGGAATCTGATTCAGAGAAACAGATTCTGTCTGCCCTCCTGTCTTCGTCTGAGATTGTTTCAGCAATCCTGCCACTGCATCAGAAGCGGATTCAGAAACATCTTCCCAGAGGATTTGCGCATTTTCTTCTATATATGTAAGAAATACCTGTCCGAAGATCCGGCTTTGATCTTTTACCTCTTTCAGGCTCCGCGGCGGCATCCAGCCATTACATACTGCAAGGATGACACACAGGATAATGGCTGTGAGTATTTTTCGCCTGGGCTGTTTTTTTCGTTTATATTTTCGCTTGTATGTAGGATAACGCTTCTTTTTCACGGGACCCCCTTACTTTTTTTGTCTGACAGATATTATATGTGATGCAGAGATTATTATAACCGCAACTCCCATCAAAAAGCAACCATACATTCGGTTTTTTGCCGCGGTATAATTTATGAACGGAAATATTTTTATATGTTAAATTTCCTTTAACTGCCAGTGTATTATTTTATGGTTTTCACATACTAGCAATGTAACATCAAACCAAATAACAACCAAGGAGGAAATGAATTATGCCAAGTAACACTTCTTCTAACAAAGCAGTTGTACCGGAAGCAAAGGGCGCACTTGACCGTTTCAAATATGAGGTAGCAAACGAGCTGGGTGTTCCGCTTACAGACGGATACAACGGAAACCTGACTTCCAAACAGAACGGATCCGTAGGTGGATATATGGTCAAAAAAAAGTATTCAGAACAGCTCTGTTTACCCCGCTCGATTATTGACTTTTTTTTTACATCTCCGGTCTTTAAAAAGAACAGAATTTCGCACTCCTGCGGGCGCTTCGGATTCACTATTATTTTGTCCAAAAACTCACCCAGAACAGCTTTGGTAATATCTTCCGGGCCAATTCCTTGTAAATCATTTAATATCTTGCCGATTTCTTTTAATTTCAAATGGGAATCTTTATTGGCTTCTTCTTTTGATTCCAGTTCGGAAAGCTTATTGCTTATGTCTTGGATTTCATTCTTGAATTTTTCGTTTTTTTCAAGATATTCGGAGTTTGTTATGATTCCATCCAGATTAAGATCGAGAAGTTTGTCTTTCTTTTTCTCTAGCTGAAGAATCATATTTTTAAGCCGGTTTATCTCAGCCCTATCGTTGCTGAAGTCTATGTTCTTTTCGACCAAACTTATATATTTTTCAATAGCTGCTTGGATATCACCAGATTTGTTGATAAGGTCTGCAAGCATTATTTTTAATTCTTTCTCATGTATTCCGAAAGAATTGCAGCTCTGCGCTCCGTTTTTTATGCGATAACTACATACCCATCTTACATCTTCACGTCCTCTTGCAGTGCGTTGTTTCATCCAGTACGGTGCTCCATCATTACCGCAAAAGATATATCCGGTAAACAAATTGTTTTGCTTAAAAGATGTTCTGTGGGATTTGATCGCATCGCTCCGTGTTTGCATAATGACATTTGCCTTATTCCATACAGATTCATCTACAATCTGCGGAACATGGTTTCCGTCGTCTTTGTACATCGTCCATTCGTCCTCTGGCAAAAACTCTTGCTTTTTAGTGAACATATCGACAACTTTTACTTTACCGCCGCAATAATAACCTTTATATTTCGGATTCTTGATTATCTTTTTGATATTATCTCGACTGAGTTTTCCACCTTTGTAATTTCGATATCCTTTTTTGTACAGGTATTTCTCAATAGTGGATGTAGACCATTCTCCTGTAGAATATTTTTCAAATATCTCTTTTACCATTGGAGCTGTTTTGGGATCAATTGTAAGTTTTCCGTCTTTCTTGATGTAACCGTATATTCGTGATCCAAGAACTACACCGTTTTTTATCGACTGCGCATGTCCGAATTTTATTCGATTGGAGAGTTTTCTTGATTCATCTTGGGCAATTCCGGACATTATAGTAAGTCGTAACTCACTATCTTCGTCAATCGTATTGATGTTGTCGTTTTGAAACCATACACACACACCATACATCAGTAATTCTCTTGTATATTTTATGCTGTCTAGCGTATTTCTCGCAAACCTGGTAATTTCTTTCGTTACAATCATATCAATTTTCCCGGCTTTGGCATCTGCCATCATGCGTTGAAATTCGTCCCTTTTCTCAGTTCGTATTCCCGATATTCCATTGTCAATGTACGCACCAACAAATACCCAGTTTTTATTTTGAGCAATGAAGTTTCTGTAATATTCATCCTGGTGATGTATAGAAACCTGTTGGTCTTCTGATTCTGTGCTTACTCTTGCGTAAAACGCCACTTTTAATTTCAGATCGAAAATACTGCAAGTTTTCAGTATTTCTCTAGTACGATAAACGTTCATGCCCCGTTCTCCCTTCTGTTTGGAAGAGCAGAGATAAGATTATTATAACTTCTATCTCATCTCCGCTCAATAGTTTAAGCTAATTTTCAGAGAGAATTTCAATGTCAATTTTCTCTTTCATTTCTCTGTTGATCAGTCCCTGAAGGTATATGTGTTCGTTCAATGCCAGTAATAACGCTTTATTCATGTCGCACTCCTTTCTTTGACGAAAAGGTCCAAAATCCTTTTAAAACATTTTAGGCATATATTTCTATGCAAACTTATATAAAATGGATTCTAGCATTTTTTGGTCAATCAATTACTTTGTTTTACAGTAAATCAAATATATCTATCTGTCCTTTGATTTCATCTTCCTTTTCATCTGTGAAGAATTTGCAGGCAATGTAGTTCGGTTTCCAGTCCACATCTCCATTGTAGTTCAGGCACCTCGGATGTTTTCCAGACCGGTACCGTAAACATTCATCGCATCTGTGATATGGATTTGTTCCGCCGGAATCTTTGTACATTGCGCTTATCTTAATCATATGGGTCACCCTCTTCAAACAAACTGTACTTTCTTAAAATTTCCACTTCGTGTTCGCACAGCTTTATCTGGCATTCATTGTACAACTGCCGTGCAAGAGTACCGATAGTCGGTTTTCCTTCATTTGCCTGATGCACATATTTGTTACTCTTTTCCACTACATTCATCAGCTGTTCCGGTTCAAAGTCGTATGCTCTATGTAGTGCCAAAAGCAATGTTACACTGTTCTCAACATTCGCCCAGTCCTGTCCGTCCGTAAATCCTTGTTCGAAACCGGCGTTGTAGCTTTTCTCTCTTTCTTCTTCCCTTGCGTTTTCTACAACTTTGTTCAAAACGCTCACGGTTCTATTGATCCCGTCTTCCTTGCCTTTCTGATACGCTTTTTCAATCTCTTCATTTCTGGCTGCCAGAACTTTTTCTCTGGACTCGTCAAACATTCGCTGCATTCTTTCAATCTTTGCAGATGAATAAGGCATAGTTGCCGGTTTCCCTGTGAATTTTCTTTTTAACACCGCACTGTTCATTTTTCGCCTCCCATGATACCTACTATCATTTGTTGTTTCATTGTTTCCGCTATGTGCTCACGGACAGATTCTTCCGGAAATGGGATCTCAAGTGACCGTTCCAGAATCCGGTTGGTGATACGTTCATCATAATTTAGTCGAGAAATACAGTAATTACTTGTGAAAATCGTGATTTTTCGGCTTGTATAGCGTCCGTCGATAATTTCATAGTATTTCTCATTTACCCAGTCTTTTTCGGTTTCTGTACCGAAGTCATCAATGATTAGAATATCCGCTCTTGCAAGTTCGTCAATCAACTGTTCTTCCGTTTTATCCGGGCTGTATCTTTTTCCCCATGTGGATTTGATCTCATCAAGGATTTTCATGGACGTTGAAAATTTTACCTGTTTCTGATGTTTTTCAATCAGTTCATTCGCCAAGCTGCATACCATCCGGGTTTTTCCAGAGCCTTTCGTACTAGAATAAAAATATAGCCCAATTCCCTGTTTTTGCATATCGCTGATATTTTCCACCCAGTAGCGAACAGCTTTCGCAGCCTGCCTTATTGTTTCCCGGCTCTCCGGCAGCTGATATACTGCCGACCGAAAATTATTAAACATTGCATCCTTGTAGATGTCTGGAATCTCTGCAAACTTAAGCTGATTTCTATGAATCATTTTTTTGCGGATACCGCAGGAACACTCCTGGCAGTACGGAACTCCATATTGATCACGGCTCCAAACCCATCCGGAATCATCACATAAACGGCAATGTGTCTGAGTCTCCCTCATCACTGAGCGTTCCGAACGGGATAAGCGGCTCGACTTTTCTTTGAGTTTTTGCACCAGATCCATGTTTCCTGTCCCCATTGTAGTTACCCTCCAAAACCTTTAAGAAATTATTTGGTTTTACAAACCAGTCAAAAGTAATCATCCATCCATTTTTGTTTTCGCCTCTCAGGAAATCGCTGTGGCGGATGTTGTCCATAGCCTTTAAGAGATCGTCCATGCCATACTCTCTTATTCGTCCTTTGAGCATCTGGCATCTTTTTGATGCTGGTTTGATATCCCTGATAGGAGCAATGCCAACATCCTGTAATTTGTTCCACTCCTCAATAACACGTCGGACATCTGTCTGACGAATAGTATCTTTAGATACTATTAAATTATTATCTTTATCTATATCTTTATCTAATTCTATATCTAAACCTTTATCTATATCTGAGAGCGTCTTTGTTGCGTCTTTGTTGCGTCTTTGTTGCGTCTGCCGTCCCGATCGTTCTATTAGCCGAGTATCATCAATCGGATTTCCGCCCGTCAAAGAGTAGCTGCCGTTGTCCTTTAAAAGCAACATTTTCTTTTCGTCAGTATATGATGTTTCAGCATACCGATCTCTTGACAAAGTGTTGTGCATTCTCCAATGCTTAATTACAATCACGCCGTCCTCAAATGTAAGGACAAACCTTTTTGCGATTAATAATCGCAAGTCATCTTCACTTGCTCCTGTGATTTTCATTATCCTTTTTGGATTTCCAATGAATCCATCATCGTCCGCTCTCATGTTTAGATGAAAATAAAGACATTGTGTTGATAACGGCATATCCAAAAATGCGTCACTGTCAACAATTTTCATTGTGAACATTCTTTTATTTGCCAATTCTAAAATTCCTTTCTCCAATTCCTGGTTTTTCAAAAAATGTTTATTTTAATTCAACTTCAATTCCATTGATTTTCAGTTCTCCATTTACCGGAATTACAAGAGATGGAACGCCGTTTATTTCTTTCAGTTCAATCAAAGCAATTTTATCTGGCTGGATGCAGATTGTTGCATCTGATGTTACAATTTTTGCGGTTTTTGAATTATGAATATTGTCAAGAGCAACAGGCTCATTGCTGAAATACATTTCCCAGTTTTCTTTGAAATCCGACAACTTCTCGTCTGGGACTCCGCAATATCCAAAAATCTGTTCCATTTCATCACATGACACGGTTACCATCTCCGGACTATCTTTCTTCTGTTCTCTTACTTCCTGCAAAGATTCAACCAGACTTTCCGCGAAATTGAATGTTGTATTTCCTTCGAAATTGTCCAGGATAAAATCTGAAAAGACATTGATCTCGTTGCCGGGTATACGGGGAATTGGTGCGCCAAGAACGTTTTCAATGAAGTCGGGATGAATATTCTTTATGTTTTTGTTGAAATACAAGGTTCCATGAATATCAGTGCTTCTGTCATTGAATACAGGGAATAAGAATCCTGTTTCTGGTCTTGAGACTACCCAATCGCGAATTCTGTCTTTGATGTTATTTTCAACCACATCATAGCTAAGCCCAGCCTTTGAAAGATTTACTGGGCAAATGCTGCACAGAATGTGTTCATAAATTTCTTCTGATGCATCGTGCATTTCGGTTCCATCAGAAGCTTTTCCTGGAATGTCATATACTGCATGAATGAGAACTATGTAGTAATTTTCGTGATAATCGTAATTTTCAATCACTTTGTCGTAGAACTCTTCCAAAAGCTCATCATTTTTAAGCTTACTTGCTCTGATCCGCATAAGAAATTCCTGTGTTCCACCCTCTTTTTCCTGTGATAATGGAAAATCAAGGTTCATAAGGTTTTTTCCAAGTCTACCAGACATGGTTTTCTTGAAAATGTCAAAATACTTAAACATTTCTTCCTCTGGAAGAGACAGGAATGCTTCTTTAATTTTGGTTTTCTTGTTCTTTTCTGCGTCCACATAACAACCACAAATGCGTGTGATTGTGCAATTGGCTGGAGTAAACTGTTTCTTAATTTCTGCGATTTCTTTCTTATTCATTCTTTTCCATCCTTTCTGCTTCTTCTGACTTCATGTTAATCCTCCACCCCAAACATTTTTCTCAAATTATGCTGATAACCTTTTGTCACCTTTTCGAGCCTTTCATAATGTGGTCTCAGCGTGCATCTTTCCTTGTGCCCGTCACATTTAGTTCCGAATAGGATAACGTTTCTACATATACCGTCTTGGCTAGCGCAACATTTATTCATTTTTCATCTCCTCCAGTTTCTACAAATATTCTACTTCTGTCATGGTTTTATTATTTCCATGAAACTGCCGTTTCAGATTTTCTCGAACATATTTTTATTTATGCACGCTTGACACTTTCTGCCTGCAACATTTTTCTGTCCGGACTTACATTCAATACAATTAGCCAACTCAAAATATTCTTTTTCCCATTTCAGAACATTATGGAAATCGAACGAACTATATCCTACGTGGTAATAATCCTCGCCAACTTTCTTGTATTTTAATTCAAAATATGGCTTGTCATCTACGATTCTAAAAATCTGTTCTAATTCCGTTACAATTTCCTTTTCGACTTTAACAGGAATACTTGCTTTTTCCATTTTATTCGTCATCCTTCTTCATCTCCTCCAACTTCTTCTCAGCTTCTTCACGGGTGAGAAACCATGTTTTTCCGTATTCTACGTCAACACAAATAACGTTTGGGGCATAAATACTGTCTTTATCGCACTGTACAAGCCAACCACTTTGTGAAAATACAATGCTGTAAGCTTTTTGATGATACACTCTGTTATTTGCTTTATATCCATTCAGGACATTTAAATTATAATTTGCTTTGCTCGGAATCTTATAAATATCATCGCCAATTTTAACCGGCAATCTCACAAGCAAGCCCTGTTCTTCTGCATTTCTCCACGCTCTAATTTCTTTTGCCATTTCTGCTTTAGACATTTTTAAAGGCTTAAATTTAGGCTTTAATAATTCCTCTCCTGTCCACCCACTATTGATTCTGCCTGTAAAAGCATTTTGTGAAATTCCAATTTGTCTTGCCCATTCAGAAGTTGTTTTCGTTACCCCGTTTATCGTTACATAATTATTATTTCTTCTATTGTTCGCCTGTTCTTCTGGTGTTGCCCACCGACAATTATTAGGTTCGTAATTTCCATTTACGTCTATTCGATCAATGCTGCGCCCTTCTTCCCATCCATTTTCAACTGCCCATTTTTGGAAATTGCTATGTCCTTCTTTTTTATCCATCCACTCGTCACAAACTTTAATGCCACGTCCACCATAATCTTTATAAAATTTTTCTTCTGGATTATAGCAACGTCTTTTCATATCGCAAAGCTTTTGTTGCAAAATATGTCGTTGCTTTTCTGTTAATCTCTCCATCTACTTCACCTCTTCCATCTGACTTTCTACGGTATCTGCAAGTAACTTCAAGGACTCAATAAATGAGTCCGTCAATGCTGTTCTGTCTGGGTATTCAGCGAATGTTCTGACAAGTTTTACTGCATCCTTGATTTTTTCTTCATCTTCGAAGATTTCAGATATTTCTACTAATTCATATCCCGATTCAAGGCTGGCATTTCTTGCTAGTTCTTTATTGCTATAGAACTTTAATATATCCGGGATGCGCTGTTCTTCAAAGGGATATGGATACGCTTCTTTTACGCCGTACCATCTATATCCCTGTTCCTTTGCTACTTTTAGAACATTTTCATACTCTTCATGTGTTCTGACTAATACGCATTTCTTTTCCAGATCAATCATCTGCTTCACCTCCTGAATCTCATCAATACACTGGTTCCGGCCCATTCGCCATTATCAATCCGCTTTGCCTTGAAAAGAATTTCTCTCATTCAACTCCACCGCCTTTCACGATTTTGATTGCAAATTCAAACGCATCAGTTTCACCCTCGAAATACTCTGATGTATTTTCTTTCTGTAATGCAGTAGTTCTTGCCTTTCTTGTTTCCAACTGCTCAACAACTTCATCCACATCAAAAGCCGTCAGCTGTTTGTTAACACAATCAATAAATTCCTTCTGGTCGGAACTAATGCTATTTCCAATATCCCATATTTTAATATATTCAATTAAGTCGTCCGCATCAATTAGTCTGCTCATATTTTATTCCTCCCACACTCCCAATAACCGCATTCTCTCATACAGTACAGCGACGGTCTTGCGTCTGTATCCGTAGAAGTCTTTCGGATTCATCGGGATATATCTTTCTTTGCTGATTTTCATGTAACTTTTCCGGTGTAGGATATTCTCAATAACCATATCCGCTATCACCGTGTTCTTCGGGCAAGCTGACAAGGCGGCACTGGAAAGCAGATATCCGTACTCTGCCGGGAAGTCTTTCAGCATCGTATTCAGTTTTTCTATATCTTCAGCCGGAATACCGTAATCTTTCAGCTTTTTATTCCTTGTCAGCATACCGTTCTCCTTTCTAATCGTCTGGGTGATGCTTGTCGTACATGATCGCTATGCACACAAGGCCAGTCGCTCCGACTATGATTCCAATGGTGAATACTAATAAGAATGCAATCATGTTTAGTCCTCCTTATATGGTTCTGGAAGTGGTCGCCATGCCGTGACTTTCCAATACGCCCTAGCACCAGTTAGTTCCCAGCGTTTCAATCTGCTTTGAAATTTTGCATAGGTTGAACGATATATTCTTCCGTCCATGCAGGTTACTTGATATGTACCGCTTGATTCCGGAAATCTCTCACTGACTGGAATCCATCCGTTTTCTTTCTCTTCCTGTTCAAGATCCTCTTGAAGCTGTTCTATCATTTCTAGAAAATCTCTAGCAGTAACCAATTTGTATCTATTTACAATATCTTGCATCCAATCATGATAACTGGACAATCTGTCTTTGATATGGCTCATTCTTCCACCTCTACAAAATGCTTTTCTAACGTTTCTTTCGATATTTCAATCCATCTGTTAACATTTACTCCGTCAAGATGAATTTCTCCATCGATAATATTTTCATTTCCTACTTCGTAAACTTCGCCTACCTTAATTTCCATGTATCCGTCAACGTAAAATCCATCACCATCGTATGTATCTAACGTGAACGCTTTCACGCATTTATACTTCACGCTTCCACCTCCTCGTAAGTCTCTCTGAATATATCCGGCTTACACGGATAAAACTCACCGTGAACGCCGCGGATGATATAATCACCAATATTCGCCAGATGTTCGCCCTCTAGCGTCTTAATAACCAGACCGCCTGGAACCTTCCAATGGTCAATATAGAAATTCTTACCTTCTGCCGACATGTACTGGTCTGTACACTGATAGTCCGTCAGGAAATCGAACATTTCTCGATGATTTGTACCAGTCCACTGTACTGCATCAATTACAACTGGTTTCTTTCTGTACTTCATACTTCCACCTTACTATCCATGGGCATTTGAAAGACCATTTTATTCATAAGCGCTTCTCCAAAAGCTTCAGCCAAAAGTTCATTTTCTTTCGATGCTGGCGCTTCTGTGAACATCTTTCCAATATTCGGAACTGCCATTGGAATTAACTCTGCGTTCGCATAGGCTTCCTGAATCATATCCAGTACCTTCATGGCTTTTTCTTTTGATGAATAATGCCCGATAACATAATCATCGCATGAATATGAGCAGAACATCTTCGTTACCCCTCCAATATCCACCATGGTGTTGACTACGATTGAATTGTTGAAATTGATTAATGTTTCTTTATCTTGACTTCTGATTAACATTTTGCGTCCTCCTTATCCTCATAATTCATCACAATTGTAATTACCTGCACCAGAACTTTCTGAATCTGATCGTAAATGTGATGATCGTCAGTTCCAAAATGAGAGTTCAGCCTTGCGTCTTCCTTGCCTTTTCTGTAGCAATCTTTCATGAAATCAATGCTGTATATATCATCTTCATCGATGATTTCGCCGTTGTTTCTCCATTCAGCAATCATTGCTTCTTCAACCAACGAATTTACAACATCATCTGAATCCTCATCGCCATTCAGATATTCTACGCAACGGTCAATGAATCCCAACTTGTCAACGTACATATACGCTTTCGCTGTTCCAGATGTATACTCTCTGAACGCCTGCTCGATCTGTTTTTTGAAGTCCTCTGGCAGGTCAAAAATATCCACTTCCAGTCCTCTTGGAAGATTTATTGTGTAGCTTCTCATTTTGTGCCCTCATTATCTTTCTCACAGAATCCTCTGTGTTCATGCACTGAATACTCGATTCCACCACTCCATTTCATGTATGCGAGTTTTTCTCCTGTCAATTCGCATTTGTGTTTTCTTGCGTTCAGATGTTCACAGGTTCCATCACAGTAGCTCATTTTTCCTCCTTATTTTCTCATATAATTCAAAATATTCTTCCAATGTTTCTGGCAGTTTGATACAATCTGGTTCATAAGGTTTTGGATATACCGTATATCCGCACTTCGTGCATTTGATTTGTGGCGGAAAGTCTCTACTCCATTCCATGTTTCCACCACATTTTCTGCAACGGATGTATCTCTCTACTTTCTTTGGTTTCGTTTTGAAAAATGAAGTGTAATTATTATTTTTCATTTCCATCCTCACTTTCCCCGTTTTCGTATTATAACCCGGCTTTTTCCAACAATTTACCTATATCGGAAATTTTCGTCTTCTGGTTGTACTCGAAAGAAATTTCGCCGTTTTTGTCGTTCTTGAACATTATCCTGCTTGTTACCGTGCAAGTATTACCAGAAAATTCTATACTTCGAAATCTGGTTGAATAGCTTGTGTATTTTGAAAATGCCTTCAAAACTTTCTGATACGTTTTATACTGCACACCTTCAAGAATTTCGTACCCCAGTTTTTCCTTGTTAATGACCGAAAAAGTTTCGTTATAATAATTGCACAACTTTTTAGAGCCTATTTCCCGGATAACGACGCAATCACTTTTTACCTCATGCACGAAACCGACCATAAATTCATTCGGGAAAATAGTAGTATTCGTCATAACTAGATCACCGGCTTTTAATTCATGCGTGTTAAATATAAACGGTCGAATATAATCTTCTTTCTTTGCCGTACAAGAAGTCAGTCCCGGTATGATCCTTGAAATAATAATCATCAAAATGCGTTCTTTATCTCTCATTTTTCTTATTCCCTTTCCCCATGTAAGTAACTGACACGCTATTGTGCAGCCCTCCATGATTTTAAACTCCCATCTTCTTAACCAGATTCTTATTCAATTTCATTCAACATCATTCTTAATTTTCCGTAACATGGACAAATCCTTGTGCTATCGAAAATATCTCGCAGCAACACACAATGCGGATAAATCGCATCGATCTCATAAATGTGTTCCACTTTTTCCTTTCCGCGTTCTGTGTACTTGATACGGTTTCCTTTTCGGATCCCGTATTTTTCTGCCAGATACACTCTCAATTCTTGAATCGTTATGGCGTTATTTCTCATCTGAACATCTACTCTCATTTCTTTCTCTTAAAAACCGATTTTATCTTCGCCATCGAGGATTCCTTCATCCTCATCGTCAAAATCGAAATCTGGCGTTTCTTCTACATCAGTTACCTTCCATTTCGACATGTTCTTTCCTCGCTTAATTAGTTCTGCCCTCTGTTCTTCTGTCAGCTTTCTCGGGGCTCGTAAATTTGGAACGTATTTTCTCGGAACATGAGCGAAAATCGATCCATCTTTGTTAATTGCGATAACCTTCACATCTTCCGGGTTTTCTTCTTTCAGTTTAAGTGTTCGATTCTTTAAAGTACTTCCGTTGTACGCCGATACCTCGGCATAATCGCTTCCACGTATCCATGCGATACTACATTCGTTACAATTCTCTGCCATTATTTTCCCTCCACTTTTAATATTTTTCTCAACTTCGATGTGAGTAAGTCAAACTGTGCAAGCATGTCTTTGTCCTTGTGTTTTCTAACAGTGATATCGTCTTCCGAATCATCCAGGTAATATTCACCATTGATAGGCTCTCTGTAGTCTATTTTTGATTTGAAGTCCCACCCGGAAAGGCTGAACATTTCAACAGCTTCTTTCCGGGTAAGCGTATCTACGAACGTCCCATCTAAGGTGTACAGATCGTAAAGCTTCATCCTTCGTTCTTTCTTATCAGCCGGTATTTTCTATGAGAATTGCTCCCCGAAAATTCAATCAGTCCATCATCCGCAAACTGGCGTAAATGCCTCTGGACTGCACTGGGGCTTAAGTCCAATTCCTCAGCTATCGTTTTAATCTGTGGCATTTCGCCTTTGCGTTTTTCGTATTTTACGATGAAATAATAAATATCTTTACGATTCTGCTCGTATTCCTTATGTTTTCTGTTCTTTATTTCACGTATAGTCATTTCTCGTAGTTCCTTTCATCAAGCATTTCTTTGAATTTCTCAAAGGCTTTGATTGAAGTTTTGTTGTTCTGCTTTTCGGGTTTCAAAGATATCTGAAGGTGGGTGTCGATGATATGTGATAAATCACGGGCCAGAGTTTTCTTGCCTTGTCGGATACCATCACGATATCCTTTTGCCGGGCGGTAATCAGCAATCTTCTCTTTTCCTTCATCCTGTCCACCACCAGTCTTGTTTTTCACAATCCATCCGGCATCAATGGCTTTCTGGATGTATTCTCGTTCTTTTTCATCAAGCTGTGATACCGGGCAATGGAAAAAATCAATCTTGTAGCCGTTCTTATTATCTTCTGAATACAGCCCATGTGCTTTCATGGAACGATCAATATGCTGCTCGTATCCTGACATGTGTTGCGCCAGTCTGGTAAGAAGTTTTACTGACTGCCCGATATATCCATGGGTTTCGGTACGCCAGAGTATATATATTCCGGTTCCTTCATCCAGTTTCGGATTTACTTTCAGAAGTTTCTTCTTGTTGCTAGCTTCAATGGCTTTCGCCTGTCTGAATTTCTTGTAATCCAACCGGAGCTACATCCTTTCAAGTTGATCTACGATTTCCTTGCATCCGTCCTGTACGTCTTTTAATGACTGGAATTTACACTCTTCATTTGTACTTTTCCACAAGTCTTTCATTATTGAAAAGTTCCATTTGAAGTCCGGGTCATCTCCAAAATACTGTTTCGCTGTTTCGATATCGTATCCGTCACCAAAATGTGCGCAGTCAAATCCAATCCACCATGTGTCCTCGTCGTCACAGCACTGCAACTTAGATTCAGAATAGGTGATTCCACCATGGCATCTGATTGAATCTAAATTAGCTCCGTGTTTGGCTAACTTATGTGTTTTCGGGATTCCAACATATCCGCACCGGTATGCCCCAGGCATGAATAAGACTACACATGGGTGTCCTTTGTAGGTGAATCTTTTTTCTAAAACTGGTTTCATATAATTACTCCTTTTTATCCGAATGCTACTTGCCCATTATTTTGCATATAAATCATTGGTGTAGCTTTGCGCTCTCCGACTTTCAAATACGGACAATTTGCTTTCACAAGTGCTTCTGCCATAACCGGCACAACACTATTTCCAATTCTTGCTACCTGTTTTGCAATCGGGTAACTTCTCCACTTGTAATCCCGATCAATGATGTAATCTTTTGGAAATCCCTGCATCACCTTTAATTCTTCTGGTTTCAACATTCTTAGAAAGATATCTGATATAATGTATTTCTCTCCATGGATATCAACCAGAACATTTACTAGCCCGAATCTATCTTTTGTGGTGATAGTCCCGAGTGGCTCATTAATCACCTGTCCGCATCCAGTCCCGTAATATTTAACTAGAAAAGCGGATATCACACCGAAGTGACCGGGCGATGTGGTTATCGTATGCAACGGCTCATCGCATCCCTGACCGATTCCGGTCTTGTAATACTTTGTGACAAAAGCTGTCACAAGCCCATATCTATTTGATGTATCAATAGTCTTAATTGGCTCAGTCAGCAATTGTCCTCTGGAATCGCCTTGCCTGGTTTCCCCGTGATATTGAATTATGAATGCTAATGCATCTTTATTTTTCACAATGTAAGGATCTGGATTATCAACGATATATTTTTTGATTCCATTTGCAATGCGTTTCTGTGTCGCTTCTGCCAATGGTTTTGGACGGTCAAAGATGCTTTTGCCTAAGTCTGACCAATCAATGTAGTCTCCACACTGTTCGTATCGTTTCAGACCGTCTATTCCGAAACGATTATGCGTAGGATTTGGCCATACTATCTGTTTTCCATCCCTGCGGAACACTGCATACCAACGTTTTCTTGTAGTCGGCGCTCCATAATCCGCAGCCACCAGTTCCCGGCTGTCAAATTCATAACCGATATTTTCCATTGCTGAAATAAATTTTTGATAATCTTCGCCAATTCTTTCCTTGATCGGATGTCCTTTCTCATCCAATGGTCCCCATTGTTGGATTTCTTCTACATTCTCCATAATGATTACGTCTGGAAGAATTGCTTTTACGTGCTTATATACAGCCCATGGAAGAATGCGAAGCCCCTGTTTTCTCGGCTGCCCGCCTTTAGCTTTTGAATGGCTAGTGCAGTCTGGAGAAGCCCACATCAACGCTACGTGCTGATTTCCGACATATTTCTGTAAATCTACTTTGAAAATATCTTCTGTCAGATGCAGTGTTCCAGGATGATTCGTCTTGTGCATCAGGATAGCGTCGGGATCATGATTGATTGCTATGTCTACTGATCTGCCAAGCGCCATTTCGATTCCGACAGATGCCCCACCACCGCCGGCAAAGCAATCTATAATTAAATCTTCCATCACTATTCCTTAGCTAAACGGCAAATCCGGATCGTAAGCCGGTTCAACAAATGTGTCACTTGCCGGTGCTGACGGTGGAACTGCACCGATGTTTTCAGGCTGGTTGCTTCTACCCTTGCTTTCCACAAACTCATGTGTTTCTACCAGACAGTCATTTGTGTAAATCTTCTTTCCATCAGTGTCCGTATAGTTTCCGGTCTGCCAGCTGCCGATGACTGCAATTTTCATTCCCTTATGCAGGTATTTTTCAGCAAACTCTCCATTTTTACCAAGTGCAACACAATTTATGAAATCTGCTTTACGCTCATTGTCTTTACGATACTGTCTTTCTACCGCAAGAGTGTATCTGGCAATGGTTATGTTGTTAGTTCCGGTACGTATGTCCGGGTCTTTCACTAATCGACCGATCAAAATTACTTTGTTCATGCTATTTCTCCTTATAAGCTTCCGGCATCGGCATCCACGCCGAAACCGTGTATTTTATCTCTCTTCCGACTCCAACATCTGCCCATTCGCCGTTTCCAATGTATCTCAGAGATGTCGGCCATTCAGCACCCTTGATTGTTACCGTGTACTGCGGAAGGTCCTCGATATCAACATCTTCGTCCGGCTCTGGCGGTAACATTAATTCTGTTGGAATCCACGCAGCCACTGGATTATAGGATGCAAAACATTCCTTTGCCTTTTCCAGTGCATCGTTCCATCCTCTGTCGTACAAACTGGATGTTGGAGAAATTTCCTTTTTAATTTCGTCCATAACTTTTATTAAAATCTGCATCCTGTCACTCCTCCTCGTAATCATTACAGTACAGCGATCCGTAATCCCAAGCTAATGTGCAGCAATAACGAAATCTGCACTTGCTACAATCTGTCATTTCCATATCCCCTTCTCCTTTCAAAATGGAAACAAGTTCAAATCAACTTCCAGTCCAGCTCGTCCAATCTGAACCAGAACATTATCCCCAACAACTTCTTTGACTTCTTTAAGCATTTTTTCAGTATCCGAGGCATCACCACTCAAATGTACCAGTGTTATCGTTTTGAGCGATTCTGTGAGATTTTCCTTAATGAATTGCTTGCAAGTTGACAAAGAACAATGCCCGGTGATCTGGTGTTTCCACTTCGGGTTGTTTCTGTCTATCAGTTCCTCGCAGTAATTACAACCAATAACCAAGTGATTAAGTTCCATTGATTTGAATTTGTACCGGCAATGCTCAAAGTCTGTCAGATAAAGAAGATTTCCCATTTCCTCATGTTCCACTAGATACCCGAAGTTCGGGCACGGCTCTTTATTTGCAGATGTATGTGGCAAGCTGAACGGAACTGCGCTGAACGAGCCGATTTTAAAGTATTTCTTTTCGGCAACAACTTTTATAGTTCCGTCCGTTATACCTAAGTTTTTGATTGTTTCTTGCCCGGTATAGACCGTGATTCCGGCGTTCATGATTTCATGAACAGCTTCGGCGTGATCGCCATGTTCATGTGAAAGAAGTACACTGGAAACATTGCTTATCTGGTAGTCAATCCCTCTGAGAATTTTCTTGTACTTGCATCCGCAGTCAAGAAGAACAATCTCGCCTGCACTTGACTGCAAAGCGTAACAGTTTCCCTTTGTGCTTCCTGTTGAAATTACTCGCATGAACAAATGGCATCACCTCGCTTTCAATTTTCTTCCACATATCGGGCAGTAATTAATCCTGATGAATGCATTTGATGTATAAAGTCTGTATTCCCCACCTTTATATCTGATTTGCGTAAAATTAGTGCATTCTCCATTAAATTCTGTGTAAATCAGATCTTCGTTATCATCTCGGACAGGTCTACAATACTTACATTTCATACTTCATCGTCCTCCGGAAATCTAAACACGATGTTTGCCGGTTCGAATTTCACATCTGGGCTGTTGGCCATGGTTTTAACGATTCCAAAACCTCTTGCAGCCATTTTTATACATTCCTCGTAATCGTCATCACTCATTTCAACGTTTTGTGCAAGAAACATTCCTGCGTATACTTTATGAAGAACCTTCATTGCTTTCTCAGCTTTTTCCTTTGTTGAATAACTAGCTATGACTGTTCCTTTTTCGCCAACTATAGGAACATATGCAAATATAAGGTTTCCTGCTACACTCAATACTGTATTTTCGTAAGGAATGTCAATATCTCCCGTCTGACTGATTAATCTCATCTCATTCTCCTTTCAACACTTTTTCTTGAAAAACTTTTATTAACCGGTTCATTTAACACTCTTTCAAGTTCCCATCCGCTTCTTAATCGTTTTATCAGTGTGTCTCTGGACATTCCTTTTTCTCTAGCCCATTCAGAGATATTCTTTTTGGTCCCTTTGTATTCCAACATATGCGTATGACGGCTATTACTATTCTGCACCATCATTGTTACCCAGCGGCAATTATCGGGTTCATAATTTCCGTCATTATTTATGCGATCAATAGTTAATTCTTCTGAATATCCATGCGAATAAGCCCAATTATAAAAATTAACAAAGCCATCTTCGCCCAGCCATTCATTGCAGACTCTTATTCCACGACCACCGTAATTTTCAAATTCCTTTGCATATTTTCTGTAACAGCGGCTCTTCATATTATTGTATATTCGATATAATCTTGAATTGGAATGTCCATGTTTTTTATTATATCTATTTCCCATTATCTCCTTCCCTTCTTATCTACCAACGAAAACCTGTATTTCTTCGGGTATCGTCTGGCATTGTTCGTAACTATTAATGTATGCTTTGCAAGCTGCTTAGCCTTTGTTATTACCTTTAAATCTTCATTTGCCATTAATCATCACTTCCCAATTCAAAGATTGAAGAAGAAAAGATACAAACTGGTCGAACACCGTAACTGTAGAAGTAGATATTGCCGTTGAAATTGCCGGACGGCGAAACAACGGCAAGTGTTGAATTGCAATCATTTACTGGTGTACTCCATGGCGTAATCAACCACCACCATTTCGGCATGTTCGGCAGTAATTTACGATACTTCCGGTACTCATCCACAGTCAAAAGTGAAATCTTATCTTCGCAATGTCCGTATTCTGTCTGACCGTCCAGAGAAAGTAAATCACGATCAAATCCGATGACTGCATCTTCTCCTAATTCGTCCGCAATCTTTTTCAAGAATTTAGTGTTTAATTCTTCTCGAAGTTTACTTGAAATCCAGTTATTTGAATCCGAATCAAATACTCTTTCTTTTCCATCAAATCCATTCAAAACGGCAAAATATCCTTTTTCTGTCTTATCCAAAATCATCCATTCCATTCCGGCGATTTCTACCGTTTTACCAATCTTCGGTTTTTCCATATGCTGCTTTTTATATTCAGCAAATTCTTTGTTGATCCGGTTTAATTCATTTTCAAAATATTTCAGATTTTTCTTCATTTTTCATCCCTCCACTTTAGATACAAAGAGATTAGATTTTAAGATACAAACTGGGCGAACACCGTAACTGAGGCTGCAGCAATAGCAGCGGATAAAGCCGGAAGGCGAAACAACGGTCAGAGCATATCTCCATCCTCTTTCCTCTGTGCTCCATGCGGAGCAAGTCCAATAGCCATCATCCAATTCATTATTTGGCGTCAGTTCTGTGTATTTACGTGCTTCATCAAACGTCAGTGGTCTAACTTTGCATTCCGTTTCTCCGATTTTCTGTCCATCCACGGTGATTAAATCTGATATGTCAGTTTCGATGTTCTCTTCTCCAAACTCTTCTTCAAAATCTTTCAGGATTTCAGTATCGCAGAGTTTCTTCAAGGATGATTTGTTATAGTCGGTTGTATCATCATCAAATTTCACATTCTCTTTCACGAATCCGAGTGAAATGATCCTGGTATATTCTGTGCACTGCTCCAAGACCTTATACTTTCGCTTTCCGGTAGTCTGGAAGATATCTCCCGGATTAAGCTCGGATAATCTCGCCCTGCATGATTTTTCCTGTTTTTCCAGAAGTTCAACCAGTTCCTTTGCTTTCTTTAAAATTTCACTATTGCTCATTTTTAGCACCTCCTTATTTTGCTGTAAGTGAAACCATTAAGTCGAAGAAGTTTGAAATTACCAGCGCAACCAGCATCGGTAAAGTGTTTTTCTTCTTAATGGCGTATACTGCAAGTGCAACGAAGACGATATAAGCAATCACGCATAATACTGTAAATACATCATGTAAACTCATATCACATTTCCTGCTACTAAAAACATATACAAATGTATATGCTAGATGATTCGCTACAATCTCACAATTTGTAGTTACTGCTTCATCGTGTATGCTTTGGTGGTCGCAAGTGACACACTACTCACAAGTTCTTGTACACTCCACAGTCGTAAATTCCCGACTAAGCCATCGGTACATACCTATAAATTCTTTTTTTATTGATTAGATATAGGTTCATCTAAATAGCTTTTCCTTTCTAAAATTTTGTTTTTTTGCCATTTGGTTTTCATGGACTTCTACCATTACTCAATCATTACCATCAAGGTTCTACCCTATAGTTAGCAAGACTGTTTCAACTTGCGCTGGCTTTTCTTTCCTATGATTTCAGTGGTTTTAAGTTACCAACTAATACTATGGATTTTAAGTATCTTTGAGTATATTTACTCACGTTTGATAATATATTTAATTGCTTAAATTTCCTCCTGCTTCATAAAATCTGGAATCTCTGGTTCTTTACCTGCTGCCGGGACCGGTTCTTTCTCTGCTGCCTGGATAACTTCTGCGACTGTCGGCTGCTTCGGCTGTTCTTCGATTGCCATTGACTCTGGGATAAATTCTTCGGTGTTAGCGTTCTGCTCGATATCATATGCAACATCAGATGCAAAAGCGTCATCTTTTGAAACTGTTTCTGTATCATTGTCTGCTTCCTGTACAAAAACATCACCATGAGTGTTGATGATCTGCTTTAAAGCACGATTGACAACAGTTTTCTTCGCCATCTGATCGGTGAATTTCTGGTGTGTACCATTCCCATTTTCCTTGTATCCGAACCCCTGCGACCAAGATTGTTTAATCTGTTTGATGTTCATTACTTCCAGATGTTTCGTTCCATCTTCCATCAGCACAACTGCGTATGCTCCAAGGATTTTTTCGTTATCAATGTTCATAAAATCCTGTTCGTGAGAATCCAGAACCTTATTTCCATCTTCAATATGATATTTGAATTTATCTCCCTGGTAGATAATCTCTGCGTGAATGTCTTTCATTCCGTATCTTCTGGCAATCGTAATGTTTCCGAAATATGATCTCTGGAACTGGCACTGACCGGCATAACTAACGAAATATCCCTGTTTTTTCTGCACTGAAAGCCCTAGTGTCGCCATATTCATAAGACTGTTTGCAATGCTAATCTGGCTACAAGATTCCAAAATCGGATTATTATTTTTATCTTTTGTTTCCTTGAGCACCAAATACGCTCCCATAAGTGCATTGCTAAGATTGTAGTCCTTTGGAAAAGAAAGACCATATTTACATTTTTCTTCAAGTTGTTTTGTCAATCCGTCAATAAACTGGTTGTTAATCACAATTGCCGCCTGCTGTTCTCCTACTGTTGCTACCTGCGTTTTGTTTGCCATTTTAATTCTCCTTTTCTTTTCTAATGATTTTCTTGCTTTTCTACACCATTGTATTGCTTTTCCTTGACTTGCCATTCCTTTGCGATCTCATCAATGCGCTTCTATTCCACCGCTACGCCTATCGAAGCTCTTCCTTTGCGAATCTGTTCGAATTATTTTTAAATATTTTTCACACTTAATTCCCCATCTGAAACTTTCAGCAGAATCATCTGTGTATCCAATTCTGGAATCCTGTCCGAATTTATGCTTTCGGTATCGTCAACCCAAACCGGAAGCCGTAAGTCGTTCATCTCCTGCAATCCCATCACAAGGTCAATGTCGCAAAGAATCCGGTCGCTGTGGTTCAGACCATTTGCGTAATCAATGCCGTTGCAGATCATCCGGCAAGTTTCCAACGGTTCTCCATCCTGCGTGTAGTCAAGGAACTGGAACTGAAAATGTTTGAAGTGCGGATTAATCACTGCTGCCAGTGCCTTATTCTTCTCAATGGAATACTCGGTCAGCTGATCTACTTTCTGCTGAATGTTCGCCTGCTTCTGTGAAAGCTTTTTCTGCTCTTCCTGCATCGTTTCAAGGTTATTAGCTTTTTCCTCAAGCCTTGCGGTCTGAGTCTTAATCTTTGCTTCAACATCTCTGAGTTTTGCTTCCAGAGAATGACGGTTGTTGCTTAATAAAATCCTGTCATTTTCACCGTTTCCGATGCCATTGAGACTTTCTTCCAGTGCTGAGATTTTGTTGCAAACTGCCTTGTATTCTTCATTGCCAGACATATCCGGTTCTGGAATCGGTTTCTCTACTTCCTTTTCCGTTTCTGCGATTTCAAGTGCCAGAGATGTGATTTCTTTCTTGGTAGCTTCAATAGCTGCTTCTGCTTCTTTCTTAGTTTCATTCGCTGCTTTTAATCCCTCAGAAGCTTCGTTGCCGTCCTCAGTGATCTGCTCCAGTTTGGTGCGTTTATTTTTCTCAAACTGTTCTTTCTCTCCTAATTTTTTGGATATCCTGGACTGCTTATTAAACTCAAACTTGCGTTTCGCAGTTTCCACCTGTTCTTCTGGAAGCGTCTGTCCGCATGTCGGACAAATAGCTAATGCCGGGTCAAATTCTTCTCCACGGATTGCAGTAAGTTCGGTATCTCCGTCCCACTTCTCTTTTAATGCTTCCGTATATTTCTTTTTAGCCTGTGCCAATGCTGCTTTGTGGCGTTCAATTCCTTTGTTAGCGTGTTCCAAATCCATTTCAGCAAGCCTTAATTTGCTCTCAGCATTTTTCTTGTCGGATTTCAGCGTATATAATAAGGAAGTTATTCTGTCATGGTTTTCTCTGGCTGTTTTACCAGCTTTCTCAACCAGTGCGTCACGTGAACGCTTCAGCCCTGCCAGCTCAATAGAAATCCGGTCGTATTCCCTTGAAGCATCACAGAGTACTTTCTCCTGCTTCTCGTTTTCTTTCAGCAAGTCAAGAAGATCGTCCCTTTGCGCCGGAAGTGTTTCATCGCATTCAACCTGTCGGCTCTGCTCTTTTCTGATCTGCTTTGCAATATCATCAACATCTGACTTGGCTTTTCTCAGGTCTCTTCTGCGGGCTTTTAAGATTTCTTCGATAGAATCTCCTTCCACGCCTTCGTTCTTTATCCATTCATACTCCGGATGCTCCGCTCTGAACTGTGATTCACTGAATCCTGCTATTCCTCCCAGTGTTTCCCTTGCTTTTGCTGTTGCTTTCTGGATTTCATTCAAAAACACTCTGGCGTTGCTGCACATGGCAATCGTATCGGGATCGGCAATCCTTTTAAGAATCTCCATATACTCGGTTTTGTTCCGCTTAATTCCGTTGACGTAATATTCAACCGTATTTGATGATTTTCCTTTCTTGGTCTTTTTCTGGACAACATATTCCGTTCCGTCAACGTCAATAACCAGTTCTCTCACCACTGGATCATCAACTTCTTCACCGTCAACCTTCCGGCGGATATTGTTCGGAAGCGTTCCATCTGCCAGCTTTCCGGTCAGGACATCAAAATATGCATCCATCAGAGAAGTTTTACCCTGTCTATTTCTTCCGGAAACTTCTGTTCTTCCTGTGAAATCAAATTCTTTTGCTTCAAACTTCTTATAATTTTCAACGCTCAGTTTTTTCAAAGTTACCTTTTTCATCTTTGATTTCCTCCATCTCTATTACTGAAACTTCGTATGCTGTTTTTCTGACATAAGAACCATCTGACTGCTTTTTCCAATAGTCACGGCTCTGCATACGTCCCTTTAATTTAACTTTTGTACCTACTTTCCATTCAGAAGCTTTCACCGCCAGGTCTCTCCAACAAATACAGGAGATATATTCTGACCGCTTGTATCCATTAATTGCCACGCAAACTTCGCAGATTGTCTTTCCTAATGGCGTTTTTCTCAGCACCGGCTTCTTGCAAATGTTTGCAGTCATTTCTACTGTATTCACAAGAAGCGTTCCTTCCGTGCTGACATCGTATGCCTCCAGATACATGTACTTTTTCTCTTGGTGATCTGTTCTGACCCATTTAGAGCGGATTCTTCCCGAAACTTTTATCCAATTCCATTCCCGGAACGTACCTTTGAGTCTGTTCGGGATCTCAACAATGATATCGTCCGGTGTTCCGCTGAACCGGTCACTTCTGACGACCAGAAAGCTTTTGCCCTTCCTTGGCTTAAATTTGACTTCTGCCGGATCAGTTACGAATCCGGTCAGTGTTGCTCTGTTTAAATCTTGCATTTTTGGTTTCTTTTTCCTTCCTTTTAATGTCATGTACGAAGTCATTGATTTTAAGCATCACTGCCAGCCCGACTGTACTCATTAAGATGTAATCCAACGCCAGAATTGTGAGTGCATCCAAATCAGTCACGGCCCAGCATATAGCAAAGAACACGATTGCCAGGCCAGAAACTCCGAACACTGCAAGCCCTTCTAAATAAGTTCTCACTATTTTCCTTTCCCCAGCAATCCCATTGCCAGCACTGTAGTCAGCAGAGCAATGATTGCCAGATCTTTGTTTCTTGCTTCCTTCTCAAGATCTTCGATGATCTCAGAAGCAAGTGTTTTACCAGTTTCCTTAGTGATTTTAGACATTAAAAATGCCCTCCTGTGTTTTTATTTGTCAAATACAGGAAGGTGTGATATAATCAACCTGTATTTAACTTACTCAAGCTAAGTTAGATACGTGCTCCGGTTGGTGTTCCTGCACCGCCGGGGCTGCTTACAACTTAAATGCCTAGCATGGCAGCCAGAACGTTTTTGTCGACGTAATCGCTATCCGAAGCATCAAGATAAGCTTCAACAGCTTTCAATCTGCCTGCCAACAGGGCATATTCTTCTTCAATGGTCTCCGGGATAAAATCCACGGAGCTTTCTTTTTCTACAGCCATCAATTTTCTTCCTCCTTTTCACAGTATGGACATGGGGCATTAAGTAACAGGTTGTTCAGCACCGCTTTTACAGATACAAAGTTTTCCTCCATATCACGTAATGCTTCGCACACATCATAATATTTTCTGCTTCCTTCAGTCGTTGTGATGCCGACGCATATCGTGCGATACGTCCCCAACTTTTCACTGCTGAAAGCCTTACATTCAAAGCACACACACGCTTCTGGAACTGTGTCCTGTGCTTTCCGGCACATTCCATATAAGGTATCAGCATAAAGGTTAAATTTCTCTGCTTTTGTCATTTGTCCGCTCCCATCCCGGCGTTTACCGCCTTGAAGATCATCTGTTTTGTTTTTTCCTCTCCGAACGCTTTCGAAAAGGAACTGTAGGTACGAGATATGATCTCCGAAAGATCGTGGATGACTTCATTTCCCGCACCGTTGATTGATACGTTTCCTTTTTCACATTTAATCATCTGATTTTTACCTCCTGATTGTGCATCTGATTTATGATGCTGCTATCTGTTCAATCACCGGAAGAATTCCGTTCTCTTTCAACGTCTCATAAAGAAAGATTCTTCCTTTCTGTGACCACTTGGTATTCATCTTCACATCCGGTCTGCCATCTGATCTCACAATGTCAACTGTTTTGGAATGCGTATATCCCATTCCGTGATATTTACTGTATAATAACCACTGGTCGCTTTGCTTATACTGGATTCCCAGATCATGAAGGACTTCATTCATCCTTTTACCGGACATTCCATAATCTTTTGCAATCTGGGTGATTGTTACAAGCCCTGGATTATTCAAGATTTCATCGTAGTAGTCAGCTTTCGGTTTTAATTCTCCGATGATCTGATTTTTCATATTAACTTCTGTTGACAGCGACTTAACAGAGTCTTTCAGCTTCGCAATCGTCTGGTCCGCCATCTTTAATGCTCTGGCAAATACCTGTTCCGGCGTGTTCCAGGCTTTTTCGAGATCGATGAGATACTGTCGGCATTCTTTTCCTTTTTCAGTTCTACTCATAAGGCAAATGTGTTTCGCCATATCTACTGATAAAGAATAATCCTGTATTTCTCTGTGCGCTCCGTTATTTACAACCGTACCTGAAAGTACACTTGTAAAATCTTCGTTTTCAACGAATCCCTGAGAGTTTGTTTCGAACCATGCCGAAAATCGCTTACTGATTTCAAGAGAGTTATATAAATCTCTTGCTGATACAGTCGGTTCTTCGCCATTGTAATTAATTGGTATTAATTCGCTCATGCGTCTCCTTTCTGTGGTATACTCTCCTTATGGAAAGGAGGTGTTTGTTTAATGGTGTATTCTGGTTTTTGTGTAAAACAGAACAAGGATTATTTTGTCGAATTTACTCAAATTTCCGTTTCTTCTTTAGAAGATAAGAGTCCAAAATCTATTAACGGAAGATTAAAATGTAAATATGCCGGTTTTACAGGTTGTTGTAATCGTGCCAGCGATTGTTCAATTCTGCAAAATCTCAGTAAGTAATCCTCACGGCTCTCTGAAATATGGGAGCCTATTCTTTTGTGCCAAACTCAACTGGCATTTCCTGTCCTTTGAATCTAATGCTTTCGATTTCTCCGATGCCTTTCTGGTTCACCTGTAACAGTTTTAAATCCGTTGATAAATTTAAAGCATTCAGATCAATGGAAAGTGTCGGCATTGAGTTCCCAACCTCCTGCTTCAGTTCGAAGCTTCTTACTCCCTCAAGTCTGTGGCCGTCTACAAGGATTTCTGTAAATACTCCCTGTTCCTGCTCAACCTGATGGATTTCAATTTTTGATGCTTTCATGTGTCTCCTTTCTAGTTAAGAACTTTGAACTTTTTCTTTGAAAAAATAGTCCTGTATATCATCAGCAGAAAGTTCCAATAGATTGACTGCTTTGCAAATATCTGACTGTTTCCAAAACAGCTTTCCGTTGAGTTTCAGCGATAATGTACGTTCTGACCATTCCATAGCATTCGCAAAGGAACTCTGACTATCATATTTTTCAATGATTCTTCCCTTGAGCTTACTATAATCAAATGCCATATTCCACACTCCTTTCGGTTCAATGTTTTGAACTAATTATAATATAGCACTGCCTATGCACTAAGTCAATACATATTTTCAATATTTTTAACTTTTTTTGTTTTGAGGCTTGAACTTTTGTTTCATGTGTGATATATTATCATTAGAAAGCGAAAGGAGTATAATACAATGGAAAAAGTTAGTTCATCAGAAAGATTTAAGACTTTGATGGACGAACGTAATCTGAGACAGGTTGATATTCTCAATCTTGTTCTTCCATATTGTAAGAAATACAATGTGAAAATGAATAAGTCGGATATTAGCCAGTACGTTTCCGGAAAGACAGAGCCTAGTCAAGAAAAACTGGTCGTCTTAGGGATGGCGTTAAATGTTTCAGAATCGTGGTTAATGGGATTTAATGTAGGACGTGCCAGAAAAGACACATCCCATCAGGCGAAAGAAGATTTTAATCTGATTTCAAAATTCTCATTATTAAGCGAACGTGACCAGAAAATTGTTTTAAGTCTAATTGATTCCATGCTTTCTAATTAAAAAAAAAGGGGGGGGGGGTGGGCCCCCCCCCCCCCCCCCCCACCACTATCTCTATATATGCAGGTACTCTAGTGTGCCTGTTTTTTTTATTCCATTTATCATCTCGATAATCTCTTTCTTATAGTCCATAAAATAACCCTCCCTGTTTGCAAACTACTGCCTACATTAAAGTATATGCTCGATTAGCAGATGGAATGCCACGAACTTATATTTGCATTATATCCTATAATATGTCTAATAAAGCGGAATAAGTGGGATGAAACAATATTTCCACGAGGTAATTGCCAATGGTATACCGGAATATTTACAATCGCATAGAAATTATTCGTGATAACAAAGGTAAAATCATTCCTCTTTGGAGCAAAATAAAATACAAGCATAGGAATATGCTGCATCTGTTTCGTGACATTTCTTTTGACTGTTGGTTGTCTGTGCATATGTTGTTCGGAACAAATGCTAGTACCTCTGTTTGTATATTCTTCTACGCATACCGGTGAACTGATGATGTAGTTGACGTATAATATAATTCCGATAATGGCCAGAATTTGTTTGAATGTTTTCATTGATAACACCTCGAATTTTATTATATTTCACTATACTACTTGTGCTTTAAATGATATAATATATACAAATTTTACTAAGGAGGATTTACTATGAAAAAGCATTTAAAATTATTAGCGGTGCTTGGTGTCACAAGCATTTTGGTTTCATCCACTTCTATCCCGACGTTTGCAGAAGACTTTGTTTTATATGATGAAAACGGAGTACACGTCGAAACAAAAGGCTTAACAGAGTCGCCATCAAAAGGAACCATTGGTTTGTATATCGAAAACAATTCTGATCTGAATTTAGGTATTGCACCTTACGCTTATGCCATAAACGGCATCATGGCTGGTGGTGACCAATATGGTCTTAATTCTGCCGATGTTGCACCAGGTAAAAAAGCAAATTCTACTATAGAACTTACCAGTGCTTGGGAAAAAACCAATTTTTATAAAGATTATCAAATGGATGAATTGAGCAGCTTCGATATTTTGCTGTGGGCTTATGATAATTCAAAAAGCTTTAAAGCTTTCGATAGTGGTCAGGTGCATGTTGATGTAACTGGAGCCACGGAAACATCTTCACCTGTGTTAAGTAACGTTCAAAACATATATGATAAAGATGGTATTAGCGTTGATTTTGTATCATCAAAAGAGAACAGTTTCACGTTTTGCATCACGAATACAACTGGTCAGTATTTTGTTTACGATGTAGTTTCTGAAACTTATAATGACTTTACAACTTCCGATGTGAATTATGAACTGTGCAACAAATATTTGCTGAATAATTGTAAAACAATTATAACCTTAACTCCAACTGACGATTTCCTTTCAATGAACGAGATTTCTGAAATATCAAAAGTAGATTTCGCATTAACAATCAGACCGTTGGCTGAATATGAAGGTGAATATACTACAGATTTAATATCATATCAGAAGTAAAATATAATTTTCTCATATCTTTTATTTATGGACTGACTGCCGGATATTTAAGCACTTTTATTAACACAGGAGAGCAGCTTTGGTAAATTTCCGGCAATTCAGCCCATTTACAGTATTAAACTGCTGTAGTATAATATCTGTATAAATACTATCTACATTGTAAATTCTACAACATTTCACCGTAAAAATTGGTAAATTGAATAAATAGCATGTTTTCGCATAACGAAAAAAGGGTGTGATATAAATGCGAATAGCGATACTTGACGATAACCAGCTTGATATTGATTATTTCAAGGCAAGGGCTGAGTCATTTTTGAAGAAAAAGGGCGACAGAACGTACCAGATTTCAGAATACACTTCTGGTGTCCCTCTTGTGGATGATGTGAAAGACGGTGAATGGTTTGACTTGATCGTGTTGGACATCATTTTAAAAGACGGCGAAAATGGTATTGATGTAGCATATAAGTTACGTGGCTCTGGTTATTCCGGAAGTCTGATGTTCTGGACAGCTCATGCCGGCTACATGCGTGATGCTTTTGATGTTCAGGCAACACAGTATGTTATCAAAGGGCATGAAGATGGAAGGGTGTTTTCCGTAATTGATACTACACTTGGAAGATTGGAAGAACGGATGCTCACTGTAAAATTCAAAGGTGATTTCCACAGGGTTTTCTTTCGTAACATCGAATATATAGAAAGCCGTGGTCAAATGTGCATCATCCATTGCACGTGCAGGCATCAGTATGGTTTTTACCGGCGTCTGCATGAGATAGAAAAAGTTCTGGATCGGCGTTTTGTCCGGTGTCACCGCAGTTATATCGTAAACATGGATTACATCGCAAACATTGCATCTGACATCAAGATGATTTCCGGTGATATCATTTCAATATCGCAGAACCGAAAAAGAGAAATAGAACAGATATATCAGGAATATCTCGAAGAATAAGAAAAGAGTCGGGTTTTTATGCCCAACTCTTTTCCTGACTGTCCACTCGTGCCGCTGCTGACAGCCCCCGAATTGGGACATACAGCTCTTCCGTTCATGCACGTCGGAATCAGTCTGCACTATCAACTTGTGCTAGCCACACAGGGTGCTATACGTCATAAGTTCAATCCCTGTGCGACTGCTAACAGTATAACTTGTTCTGAAGGGAAAATCAATCAGAACATCATTTCGTGTTGGCTTTCATGTGCTCAATCACTCTCTTCCAGGTATCAATGCCGCAAGTTCCATTTGCAGTTACACCGGTATTTTTCTGAAAAACTTTGAGGGAATTATATGTATCGTTCCCAAACTGTCCGTCAACTTCTACACCCAGCATTGCCTGAAGCATTGCCACTGCTGTTCCAGAACTGCCCTTTCTCAGAATCGGAAGTCTTGTCTGGAAGGTACCGGTGAGCGTGGTTGAAGGCGTACTTACTTTTGCACCTGTGGTAACAGCGATAGCCACGTGGTGGTTATCATTCAGAAGGATATCTCCTGCCTTTAGATAGTCACCAGATGTCAGATACTTACTATCCGTCAGTACTTTCGCACCGGCAGCCTTCATTGCGGCCCTCATGTTTCGTGTTGTCAGATAGATACTGACCGCTTTGAGTTTTGCGTTATTTAAGCGATACCCAGCCCCCTTGACGATAGCTGCTGTGCTCGCACTGCAATCAGATTCACAAGCTACCGTGATCTGTGCCGGATCGTAGTTACTTGCCTTTAAGTGCTGCCAGAATGAATACCGGTCATTGCTGTTTCCGGCAGTACCCTGATCGTACCCGATGAGATTATTCTGGGCCGCTTTTGTCGCCATATCTGCGATCATGGCTGCGATTTTGGCGTCATTGAATCTCAGGACGCAGAGCCACGGTCTACTGTACCAGTTCATGATCCGATATTCTGTGCCAGTCTGGTCTCCTGCTTTCCCGCCTGCATATCTTCCGTTCTCATCATGTCCGCAGTTACTGATTTTTACCATTTTTGTTTCTCCTTTCTGTGTCGCCCCTCTATAGTCCTTGTAGAACACATCCATATCGACATTTCCACTAATTCCGGATACTTTTCCTTTGCTGGAATATTGCCAGCCTACACCGACATTCGGACGCAATCTTTCCTGTACAGAGCCGTTGTCGTTAGCCGGATAACGAGCAATCCAACAATCGTACTTTTTCAGGGCATTAGTCAAAACGTTATTATACCAGTCCAGATTGCAGTAGATACCGACCTTATAACCGGCTTTTTTCATCCTTGTCAGAAATGCGACTGCAATGTTTTCGACTGCCTGTTTGCCGAGTTTTCGCTGATTAGACCACTCAAGATCATAGAACACCGGGAAGTCCAGTCCTCGTCCGTTCAGTGCGGCAATCACATCTTCTGCTTCGTCGATAGCCTGTGCTGGTGTTAGGGCGTAACTGTACTTGTACCCACCGATAAGGATTCCATTGCTCTTGCATCCCTTGTAGTTGTACTCGAATGAGCCGTCAATGCCTGTTTTCTGATGAATTCTTAAAATGGCGAATTTGATACCGGATTTAGCTACTTTCGACCAGTCCGGTTTTCCTTGATTGGATGATACGTCAATACCTTTAATTTCCAATTTATCAACTCCTTTCATGATTTCATGAAACATATTTGTGGTGGCTGTAGCGTACAGATTCCTGCGCTACTTTTGCGTAAATCATTGTGGTGTCAAGCTTTTCGTGTCCGAGCATTTTCTGTAAGTCGGTGACGTTCATTCCCCGTTCGAGCGCCATGCTCGCTGTTGTGTGCCTTATCAAATGCGGGTATAAGTGTCTGCCGATGCCGGAACGTTCGCCAATTTGTCGGACTATCTGCTCAATTTGCGTCTTCGTAATGCCCCGATATGGCTGACGGACGGTGGATATCACGCTGTCGGAATCACCTTTCCGACTGAGCCAGTATTTCTTCAGAGCAACTTCGGCTCTGGCGTTGATATACGATATCCGGTGTTTACTGCCTTTTACGAACAGGTGGACTTCCTTGGTCCGAAAGTCAATGTCGGCTTTCTTCAGAATCACCATTTCCGAAACACGGCATCCGGTGCTGTAGAACAGTTCCACAAGGGCTTTCTCTCGATAATCCTTGCACGCATCCCGAACTAATTCCAGTTCGATATCGGACAACGGCTCACGTGGTTTGGCTTCAAACTTGATCGGATTTATGCGGCTACATGCGTTTTTGGTCAGATACTCTTCCTTGACGCACCAGTCCAGAAACGTGTGAATGATAAGGCGTTTTCCGTCAATCGTCCGGTTGGTGTTGCCTTTTGCCGACAGCCCGAACAGGTACACACGGATATCATTGGTGGTTATCTGGTTCAGCGGTTTGTTGACCGTCTGGAAGAAGTCGTCAAGGTTGCACTTGTACGTCCGAAGTGACTGTGGGGACATGCCCTCAATCTTTTTGGACACCAGATAGACCTTGTAGCACTCCGGTATGCAGTCTTGATACGGCACGATTTCCGTGATTTTCTTCTCAATATCGAAGTTTGCCGAAAACATTTCCAATTCCGTCAGTACGGTTTTCATCTGTTCTGGCGTCAGCTTTCCGTCCAGTTTGGCCATAAATTCGGTTGCGAAATTTTCCATGAAAAAAGCCCTCCTTTTGGGTACACAAAGGGAAGGCACTGTGATATAATATACCTGTACCCTTTGTGGTGCTGTTGGAGTCGAACTTTTTGATTGGTAGTCGGGAGTTCGGCTCCTTTTTTGTTATAATGTTTTGCTCGTATTATAACACTTAGCACACTCCATTGGTAGCTTTTTTATGAAATTTTTACTCAGTCTTACTTGAGTTTACTCAAGGTGTTTGTAAAGTCTATACGATTCTTCCGCCTCTTCTTTATCCACATAAACAGTTTCTTCGTTTATGTCAATGTTATCGTTGATGTACACGCTCCGATTTGTTACGGTAACTTTTTCTATGACCAGTTCTTGAAGCTTCCCTTCGATTATTCTGTACACGGTTCTGCCGATGTACCAGTCCGAAAACTGTCTAAAAAACATATCATCTCGTTCTAATGACATTTTGCATCACCCCTTTTTTAATGAACTAAATGGGAAGAGGAAAATTATAAAAAAGCGTAAAAACATGTAATCATCTGGGTTTTGGTTGATTTTATTGTTACCGTCCTGTCCGAATTGCTGACAGTGATACCATCTGGAAGCGCTGATGTGGTCACGGTATAACCAATACTGATTGAACCTCCGAGATAAAAGACAACCATTGTTTTTTCGATTATGATTAATCCATGAGTGGCAGCACGTACATTTTTGATAGTAAGTGATTCGCCAAATGCTTTTTCGTACCTCAGAAAGGGGTTACTATTTTATTGATAACTTACTTTCCGATAAGCATACACTGAAATACTGGAAGCTGAGTATTAATAATCGCTGAATTATCACTAGCGTTTCGGATTCTAAAATTAATTTCGTTTTGTGTCCATCCTGATATGATAACAATATAAGGATATTGTAAGTTATCTCGGATGTTGGTAACAACGTAAGGCATCCTCGAAAATGAATTAGGTACGTTGATTCTTATATTACCAGTGCTATCCGTTGAACCAGATATAGTGATTATTAAGGTTTTACTATTTAATTCATTAATCGCCCCCAGTACCGTCTTGTTGCTCGTCTGCAAGTTGCTGATAACCGCATTGGTCAGCTTTCCGACTATCCAGTTCCAAATTCCACTGAACGGCGAAAGCTTATTTGATTTCGATGTTGCGTCATAAATCATTAAAGAATCCGCATCCTCTGGTGTTGCTTTCTGTGTGTACTCATTAAATTTTCCCATTACTGTAATCTCCTTTCTAACTCTTTGATACGTTTTTCTTGCTCGTCAACCTTTGCGCTAAGTTCCTGTATGGCTTTAATGGCGTAGTTGAGAAGATACGGGCTGTTAATCTGCTTAATGTCCATCTCGCCGTTTTCGTCATATCCGCCGCCCAGAGCCAAGTTCGGGTCGATTTCTTCCAATTCGTCTGCCACGAAACCAATGTTTTGATGCCATCCACCCATCCGCTCTTTCCAGTCAAATTGACGAACTTTCATGCGATTAACCGTTTCGAGGGCGTCTGTTTCGCTGTTTTCGATGTTTTCTTTTAAGCGGATGTCGGAAACTTGTGAGGTTGTATATAAATAGTCTGTGCTAAAGCCAGATCCACCCCATTTAGCACGGATTCCTAAACGTCTGTATGTTGCCGCATCTCCGTGCTTACTGCCTGTTCCCGAAAAAAGATAGGCCACTTGCGAATCATCTGCGCTTACGGACGCTACCGGTTGTCTTTTAACTTTGCCGGACGTTTTTGCTTGATTTTCCAAGTCGTAAAACATAAGGGTTCCATCGACAGTTGCGTTTCCGCCTACGCTCAAGCTTTTGCCAATAGTTGCACTTCCATCTGTCGAAAAATTTGCTCCAAGTTCGCATCCGTCCGTAAAAAGTGAGTTTGTATTTATTCGGACTTTGTTGTTCAGATAGCGAACAATGTAGCCTTCCCACTTTTTGCTCGTATCACCTTCCATCCAAAGTTCAAGCACTTTATTTTGGACTTTCTGTGCATACAGTCCGTATTTTCCAAGCATCAGTGCATTGTAGTTGTCTGCATCTGTGTAGTCCGTATACAATCGCAATCCGGCAGTGTTAAGAGATACCATCGGGTTTCCAGTGTTCTTATTAAGTACGACATATCCGGTATATCCTAATCTCGATATCTGATTTCCGTCAGCATCGTAAATCTTCAACTGACCATTTCCGTTATTCGTGCCGCCAAGACTGATAACGCCACCTTTCATGGCATTGAATGAGATAAACAGCGTCTGGTTCCCGCTTTCATCTTTTTCGTAGTACAGCCCTTTGAACTTCCCATCGTCTGACAAGATATCGACTATCTGTTCCTGTGTCAGTGACGCCACATCAACCGCAACGGAATATGTCTGATAGTCCGCAAGCTTGGTTTTTGATTGGTCAAAATACAGCGAAACCTTGAGCATGTCATGTGCATTGAGTGACAGGCTATTGACATTAATATTCAACCGGTCAAGCGCCGCAGTCTGCGATACCGTGAGTGTTGCCCATGTAGCGCCGTTGTCGGTGGATTTTTCCAGTTTCCACCATCCTTTTTGTGACTGCGCAACTTCTCCGTTTCCGTCCCTGTAGAACGAATCTACAATGAGCGGTGCCGGTGTTATCTTCCTGTCTGCCCCCATCAGCAACACATCCGCATTACTCTGGAAGAAGTAAGTCCTTCCGGCAGTCCCCGGTTCACCCTTAATCTTCGTCCAACTATATTTCGTCGGGTCGGTGCTATCATCTGGCGTGTAATCGGTATACTGCCCGATATACAGCTTATTGACGCTATCATCCACAGAGAAACCTGTTCTACCATCAGCACTATTCGCATATGCGATATGGAAGTACGGCGTCTTTCCGTTCGCCCCCGGTGTTCCCGGCACGCCCTGGTCGCCCTCGAATTTCGCCCACGTGTACTTGCTCGGGTCGGTACTGTCAACGCCAGAAAAGTCCGTATAAGTTCCGATATACTTGTTTGGTGTCTTGCTCATCTGCGCCGCTGTCGGGTTCTGTACCGGTGCGTACTGGATATGCAGATACGTTGTCTTTCCATCTATTCCAACGCCCGGAATTCCCTGCGGTCCGGCGTACTGTTTCGCAAGTGAGAACTGTTTCGATACGACAAGGTTATTCAGATATGCGGCTTTGATGTTCACCCATCCACTGTCTGCGGTCAGTCCGGTGACGGTGTATGTCTTATTTTCCTTGTTCCAGTTTCCCTGTACGTTCTGGGACGTCGTAATTGTGTACGTACAGTTATCTGTAATATCCTGCGTGCCGTACATGACGGTCGCTGTTGTGGTGCACTCCGGGAACTCTGTATAGTTACCATCACTGTCGACCGGGATTCCCTGATAGTCATTATCAAGCTGCATGGTCATGTTTCTGGCTAAGGACGCCGCTTCAAGGGCCTCTTCTGCTTTTGTGTCATCCGTATATTTATTCAGTTTCTGCCAATCCGACTGAACATAAGATGCTCCTTTTGCTCTTGAAACTGTACAGGTAAGAATATCCCCACCTTCATCTTCTCCCTGTGACCATAAGTCACCGATATCGTAAGGTGGCTGTGGCTTTGTTACAAACACTCTACGCTTATGGTCTGCGGTATCCTGTGCGTTCTCAGCGGCTTTCATTGCTTTAGTGATATCGGTATCTTGCACTAATATCCAGCCCCACGTTGCGCCATCCTGCATAAAACGATATGCGTAACCGGTCGTTTTATTAAAGAACAAGTCACCGATATGTTTCTTTCTTTCCGCTGCACTTGTCCAGTCTGATGCAGGTTTGTTCTGAAGCGTAGGTTCGTAATCGTAATAGAAAGTTTCAATCTGACCATCTATCTGGTCTTGCAATTCTCCCAGTGAGCCAGTGACCGTTTCAGCGTAGTCAGATAGTTTTCCGTCTGAATAATCCTTGCTCTCTTGGAGATAGTTTGCAAATGTTTGATTAAGAGACTTCCCTCCACCAATTTGAACACTTCCGTCGAGATATACGGATTTTGTGTCCATATCCACAGAGAAGATGATGCTTCCATCGGTATCTGTTACCGTGATTGCTCCGGCATTAATCCAGTCAGCATTAACACCAACAGCGTTCAAAATTCTTACAATCGTATCTCCATCAACGGTCATTCCGCCATTCCATGTTTGCCCGCCATCTGTCGAAACGCCCCATGCTTCTGCGGTCATCTTCCAAACAGCCTTTGATTCCGCAAGTGTGGGTTTATCATGTAAGTAAAATATCTGGCTGCCATCCTGCTGAGTCTGGACTGTGGTATATACGCCGGTGGAATTGTCCAGCCGGTCTTTAAACTCTTGTAATGCCTGTTCTCTGGTGGTTCGCTCTTTCCAAACGGATTTTCTAGCGTCAACAGCTGCTTGTGTTACAAGCGAATAGGTCTTTGAACTATTCCGGGCTGCACTTTCGGCATTACAGGAAATCTGTTCAAACGTCCCCGGCTGCAGCACGACATTTGTCAAATAGCTTTTATACTTATTCCCTTTTCGGTCGGTGATTAGAACAGCATCACCGGCTTCAAGAACTATATCAGTCAAGCATTCTGTTTCAAACGGTCGAAAAGACATCCCGACACATTTTTCACCGATTATGTTTGCAACAACCTCTCCGGTTCCTTGTGGAATCAGTTTGTTTTCGCTAATTTTCAGAACATATCCTTCTTCTCCGTACAGATACGAACTCGCTTCTTCGTCCGTAGATGTGGATTCCAGATACTCTGTTACTTGCACACCGGTTATCACCACGTCGTCCAAGTTTGGCGTAAAACCATTGGTGGAATTTATAGCTACTCTGTTTGCATCAGCAATTTCTGTGTCGTACCATTTTATAGTCAATCTGCCGTATTTATCGCATCTGGCGTACTGGCATCCGATCTGGCATGTCCATGCAATGACTTGTCTGAAGGTCAGTGCTTCATCATCAGGCCTTGCCGGTATCTGGTAAGAATCTTGATAGAAATTAAGTGTGTCCAGTGTTACTCCGCACACCTTGCAAGCATCCTGTATAATTTGTTTCCTTGTCGCCGGATATTTCAGCTTACTTGCAGAATAATCACGGTCGAACTTCCGCATGTTATCTTCACATTCTAGTTCGATAATTGTAGTGTTCTGGTACGGAGTATCCATGACTGTCATTGTGCATATTCGGATTTTTTCTATCAAAGCATTTTTGTGCACTATGATTTCATTACCGGTAGTATCCAGAATCTTATCACCGGTAGTATCGAGCAATGCACTGGTGTCTTCCGGCTCAAGTTCGATTCCTACGTAGCAGATCACCGTAGCATCCGTAAAATCATAATCTGTATACTTTCCATCAAAGTTATTGATTGACAGGTTCAAAGTATTGATATTTGCGGACCCAATGTTAAACGTGTTGTCGTCAGACACGGAATCCTCAAACTTCATACCATTTGACCAAAAATCAGCGTTGGTAAGATTGATAACTGTCCCATCCGTCAGCGTTATGTCAGCGTATTTTAAATAATTCCTGTTATCGTTATTTTGTTCATTCTTAAATCTGTCTGAAATATCTCTCAATCTCTCACCTCCTATTGCTCGATCAAGTCAAATTGCAATCCTTCCATCCGTTGATTCCCGACCCACCAGCATTTAAAAGGAGCGGACCGGTCGCCAACATAAAAGGTTCGGACTTCGTGTTTGTTTCCAGACAAGAGATCGGGATATTCAACAGAAATGTACTCCGGGTTGACCGCCTGCACGATTTTGCAAGCTTTTTCCCATTCCGGTGCGTTCCAACCGATTTCCAATTTTCTCTTTTGACCAACACGATTCTTGTGCATGATCGTGTCATCAGTACGCCCGGATTCTGACGCTGATATGTCCTGAAGCCCCCATGTGAAAGAGGACGGACAAGGCATCGCTGCACCATTAATTTTTATAAAAACGTCTGCCATTGAATAATCACCTCATTTTTGCGCATGAAAAAAGCGCCTATCAAAGATAGACGCTTTATGATTATTCATTATACTTTTTTGGCGTAATATGATTCCATATTTTTACATAGGATGTTCAGATAAAAAGAAAGAACCGGAGATTTCTCTCCGGTCCATAGCTTTATTTATAAACTACTTTGTACATTGCTCTACGATACGATTTCACTTTTCCATAACGATTATTATTTGTAAACTGCACCATTTCGACAACGTGTGTTCCAGATTTTATATAAATGTCGTCCAATGATCCCCCTCCGCTAACAGAAGTGCCGTGATTTTGATCCCAAAGTGTTCCGTCAATATAGACATACGTCATTAATTCCCGGTCAACATTATTTGCTGAAAAATTGATATATCCCATTGGAAATTGTTTATATAACTGCATAAGTACGGTTTTGCCATTCGTACTTCTTTGAGAATTATATTCAATAAAGAAATCTGCATCTCCACATTCTTTTTGATTTGGTAAAAGCATCTTAAGTTTGCTAGGTGTGTTCTTGACCGTAACTTTACACTTAAATGTTTTGCCAGACGCACTTTTAGCGGAAATATAAGCAGTTCCGGCACTTTTTCCACTAATCTTACCGGTTGACGAAACTGTTGCAACTTTAGTGTTCGAAGAAGACCATCTGTATTTCTGTTTCGTATTCAGCATTTTAAGCTGTGCCGTTTTCCCTTTGTACAGTGAAATATTTGAGCTGCTGATTCTCGGTACTTCTACTGTCACCAAACACCGATAACTCTTCTTCCCGATTTTAGCAGTAATCGTAGCTGTTCCTCGGGCCTTTGCTGTTACTTTTCCGGTGCTATTCACAATCACATTTCTCGAGTTGCTGAACCATTTTGGTTTTGCTTTTGTTCCGACCATCTTCAGCTGTATCGTTTGTCCTGTGCAAATGGTTGCCTTCGCTTTGTTAATTTTAACTGTTGCCGCCGATACCGGAACCGCCATAGTAAGTGCCGTAATCACTGCCAACAAGATCACTGTAAGCTTTTTCCACTTTTTCATTTTCTTTTTCCTCCCTTTAATTGATAATCCAATTATACATCTGATAGAGAGAAACTACAATGAAAATTGCATTAATTGATTAGGCAAAATCACGCAGAATCCATTTTCTGTGTTTCCGCGGAGTTTTATCGTTCAAAAAAATCGTGCCCGAATCTAAACTGTTTTATTTCAACAATGCTGTGTCAATGATCTGAAAGTTTGCCCGATGGATGTAAAGGGCTTTCCCGTCAATCATGAGCTTTGTCATTTTCGGCAACTTCTTGGGAATCTTCCAGTATACTTCGTCACCGGAATATGCTGTGATGGGTTGTCCAAGCTGAGATTTAATCACAACAACTCTGGATTTTCCGAAATAATTCTTGTACTGATTTACGATCCCGGCAACATAAGTATTGTCAGAAAGTTTTCCTGTAGATTGACTGTAAATATCAGTCTGCTTAAAATCCACATCCGGCTCCAGACCGTCCTGCTCAAATATGCAGGTGTCGCCGCAGCTCTGAATTTCCTTGCCGTCAATATTGATTGTGATCACGGATGACAGCTCGTATCCGCTGACCACAGTTCCATCACTGTTGTAAGAAGTTGTCTTAACCGGATTCCCTTGAACATTGATTTTATCGCCAGTAGTGGTCATCACTTTTGAGCCATAGTTATCGTAAGTACGGATTGTATATCCATTTCCAACCAGATCGCCTTTGATGTCATTAATAGTATCGTCCATCAGAGCGCATCCGGCAGCCCCTCCGGCAAAGCACAGACACAGGATTGCCAGTAACATGATTTTTAATTTTTTCTTCATCTTTTTTCCTCCCTAGATATACGGTTTCCGTTTGTGGTACGTTATCAGCTGGCTGTATCTCAGGGGCTTTCGCCCATGCATTCGGAACTCATTATTTCTGGTTCCACGTTTTGCCACTATACAGTCCATCGCCTTTCGGATGTTTCTATACTGGCCTTTACGAAGTCTGATCTTTCTCCGGTTCATCTTTTTCCTCCTTATCGTCAAAATGACGATATCCCCATTTTGGGATTAAAACAAATGCCAGCAATGGCCACGCTGAACCTGTCACTTTACAGGCCGTGGCAATAGCCGCTGAACAAGCGATCACTGATACTGCGTTCAGAATCATAACATATTCCATTTTCTTTCCCTACTTTCTCGATAATTGATTGAGTAAAATCGGCTAGAATCCATTTTTATGTGCCATGTGAGGAAATTATCACCTATGGTATTTCAAGCGTATTTCGGATTGGTTTAATCAATGTATTCTTGGTCATCCCATTTCTGCTTTACCCGTTCACACAAAATTCTCTGATTCTCCTCAGTGAAGAACAGCCAGATATGACGGTCAAAGCTTTTTCCGTTTCGTTGGCCAAGGTCTGACTTGAAGAACTCATCTATCATGTCCTGATAGAACCGGAGTTCATCTTTTTCTTCCACGTCCGCTTTCAGAAGCGGTGAATCATCGCCAATGATAACTCCCATGAACTGATTTGCGTATTTGGTGGAAATCATCATATGCTGTTCGCCCATGTGTTCCCGGTACTGCTTGAAGTAATAAGCGATAACTGCCATGGTCAGACAGATGTCATGATCTTCCAGAATATTCTCCTGTTCACCATACAGTGAATTAAACTCATTGTACAGAATCTGTGGTACATCTTCGTCCCGGTACTTCTCAGAACGATTTTTCTGTTTTTGCTTGCGGTACACTTCCTTCTGCTCAGTTGTCCGTGAGGGTATATTATTTATATCTAGTATATTAATATTATTAGGAGCAGAAGTCTTTGAACCTTTATCATTTTTTGATAAAGTCTTTCTCTCTTTATTTTTTAAAATAAAGTCTTTATCTGTATTCTTTTCTTCTGTTATACTTATTCCCTTGTTATACTTATACATGCAGATTTCCTCACCACGGGAGGTGCATTTTTTCTCACCGTCCCCCATGTGTTTTTTCTCACCATGTTCAGAAGATTGTTTTATCTCATGTTCATTGATAAATTCTTCGTAAAATTTTTCTGTCAAAACAAGATGCCTACAATGAATAACTTTTGGGTTTTCTTTTTCGTATTCGTACCATGCTTCTACATATCCCTCTGTTTTTAATCCATTTAGCATTGACTGAACGGTACGTTCTGATACACCAATGAAATCCGCAAAATGCCGATTGCTTGCAAAACAATCTCCGCTTTTATCTTTCTTGCGAAGACTATATATTTCCACTAATAAAAATTTTTCTCTAGGGCTGAATTTGTTTGTAAGATATAATCGTGACGGTATAAAAACGCCAGTAAAATCTCGTTCTCTTTTTTCGGAAATAGACTGTTCTTTTCTCATAATAGATAACCTCCTTGTTGGTCATTGGCATCTTCATAATATGCCAGAATCCTTGATTTATAAAAACAGTAGGCAGGTGCATCAAGGTTTACACTTTTCGGGAGCTACCCTAGCCTACTGAATTTAACAAATTAAATTATCATCAGCTTGTATCCATCAAAATGATTATTAGTATATTCTACAAGCTTTTCAGTATCATCGGCTGAAATATAAAACATATCTCTTACCGCATATGCCTTAATCCCAATAACTTTCATCATTCTTTTGATATCAAAAATCGTGCATTGTTCAAAATTAGTATTCTTCCTGATGATTTCCTTAACCTTTAAAAAAGAAAAATCTTTTGAACCGTCAATACATCTTTTGTTGTATTTTGGCATATACTTCCTAATGTAAAATATTTCCAAATCATCCAATTCTTCTTTTTTACATCTAATAATTGAAACATTGTCAAACTGTTTATCGGAATGACTATAAGGTCGGCAAAGTCCTGTTATTGACTGTCCAACATAAACTACTTCATCGCCATTCAACAAAAAATATATAATAGGTTCTCTTGCCACTGGAATATTAAGACTTTTGGATTGTTCCTTAAACTTCATAGAAAAAATACCTGCCTTTCGTATATAAGATGCCTTGAATGTATGTAAATCAACAGGCAGGCGGCAAGGCATTTCCGCTTTTCGATGATCGGTCTAGCCTGTTGGTTTTACCGTATTATTTTTCGAATGAAATAAATCCATGATTTACCAATTCGTTTAAAGCTTTTTCGACAACTTCTTTGCCCTCTGAAACACATTCGCAGATTTCATCCAGTTCAAAGTCTGTTCCATCAAGACTCATCAATATGCCGTATATTCCTTTTGCTTCCAACGATAGATTTTTGTTGAGTATAATATTTCTGTCAACTAATCCATATGGCTTCATTTGCTTCATTCCCTTCTATAAAACAAAAAAAGAGCAGACTCCAAGACGGTATCACGGGAAACGGGTCACTGTTTCAACCCAAGTAAATATCATCTTAAAAGTCTGCTCAATATTTTGTTTTTTCGTACAATATAACAAGATATAGGTACTACTCGTTACTCATTCATTATACCGCAATCCGGCAGAAATGGCAATGGTTTTTACCATGCTGGACTAGGGTTTTTCCGCCGGTTGTTGTCGTTCTGGGCTTTTGTGACTGCTTTCGCAATAGCACGTCCATCCAGATTGATCGTATTGGAAATGTACTGCGGAGATGAGTTTCCGCCGGTGTTCATGTTCATCATTGCCATGGCAACGCCCTGTGTTACCGCCTGTGTCATTTCTTCCTTGCCCAGTCCAATGCTTCCGTCCGGCATGTTCCCGGTGATGCTGTCAGCAATGCTCTTCATAGCCTGTTTATTGGTCAACGGAAGGACTGCTTCCTTTCCGGCTTCACCGACACCGATCACGGATGCTGCATTGAAAAGACCACCTTTAGCATACCAGTCAACTCTCGAATTGTACCGCCACTTGTGGGTCTGCCCCTCTTGCCAATCAGTGTAATCCATAGAAATATGTGGAGTTCTGATGTTGATTGACTCCATGCCGTTTCGGAGATTCTGCATAGCCGTTTGCCCGATACTGTACATATCTCCGAAATTTCGACTAATTGTATTAACTATACCGTTGATCGCACCGCCGATGCTCGTGTCCATGGTCCCCCGGATGTAAGAAGATATATCCCTTCCAAGATTCTGCCATTTGCCAAGAGCGATTCTGTACTGGCTTCCAAAGTGGCTGCGGACGGTTTCGTCCATTCTGCCGAGTTCCGTACTTGCGTCAACCTTCATCTGGCGGACGTTTTTGGTTACTTCACGGGAAGAATTTCCCCAGTTCTTTGTCGCAGATGTGCTTACACGGCTGAAGGATTTTTCAGCGCTTGTAGCTGCGGATGCAGAATTGGTTTCAGTCTGTCCAGTAATGGTATCCCAAGCTCCTTTAATTTTTGAGCCGATTGAATCCCATGCTGTTTTGGTCTTTGAACTAATAGTGTCCCACACGCCGGTTACGGTGTTCTTAATGTTTGTGAACGTATCAATCACGCTTCCGATTCTGTCAGAGATTCCCTGATTCAGTCCAGATATCAAATACCCGCCAATCTCAGCAAAAACCGTAGACGGAGAATGAATACCGAAAAGGTTTTTAACACCGTTGATAATAGGGTCCGAGATATTTGTTTTAAGCCATGTTCCAACAGTGGAAATCACGTTTTTAGCGCCGTTGTAAAGTCCATTGATAAGGTTTGAGCCATGTGTGTAAAGCCAAGTTCCGGCAGTGCTGAACGCATTTTCTATTGCTTCCTTAGTTTTACCGGCAAATTCCGTGACTGTATCCCAATTTTGCCACAGCAGGAATCCACCGACAACAGCTCCGATAACAGCTAAACCTATCGGGCTGAACAGTACGCTGCCCAATGTAGAAAACGCTGTTGCCATAGCTGGTGCAAAAGTTCCTGTAATCCAAGTTCCAATTGAACCAGCGAAGGCAGTTGCAGCTGGCCAAAGTTTGGTAGTTATAACTTCAAGGATTTTCGGAGCAATCTGTGTTGTTATGGTAGTCGGGATTGCTTTCAATTTATCAACAGCTTCCAGAGCGTAAACTCCAACAGCTGTGCCTAATGTACTGGTTGAAAAGGCGGTTGCTATTTTGCTGAGTGCTGTCCCCAGTAATGTTGCCGTAGCACTGGTCCCGGTCGGCAGTTTTCCCATAGCAACTAAGATAGATGATACCAGGGTATCTGCCTTTGACACCAATCCTACACCGGCAAACGCAACTACAAACTTACCGGCTGTAGTTTCTCCTAATCCAGAAAAAATCCCGCCCAAAACATCCAGTAATACTGTTGCTAAATCCTTTAAATGGCTTCCCCAGTCTATCTGACTAAGGAATAGTCCGATGCCTCTTCCAAAGGATTCCCAGTCTGTTTTTTCTGCGATATCAACCAGGGCATTCAGTAAGTTAGTAATGAAAGTGTTTAAGGATGTTCCGTTCTCTTTCCACTTGAACTTTCCGATAAAAGTATTGATTCCGTTGGAAATATTAGTTACCAATCCGTCCCAGTTGAATTTTTGCGTCCATGCAGCCAATGTCTGAAATGCACCGTTTAATCCGGTCGCAATCGTAGTGGCTATCTTTGAAAACGAAATTCGCCCAAAAGCTCCATTCATGGCATCAGCAACCGCAGTTCCTAACTGTTCCCAACCAGTCAGACCGGCATTATTCTCTTTAGACATTTTCTGAACAAAACCGTCCAGAATATTCCAGCTTATCATAAAACCACTGCCAAGGACTTGGCCAAGGTTCGGCCAGTTAACTTCATCAATCATTCCCCGAAGTCCGGTTGCCAGTTTGTTACCAATGTTTACGAAGTCAATGCCACCCGGGCCAATCAGAAGCTCAAAGGTATTGACCAAAGTGTTGATACCGGCACCGACAGTACGCCCTAATCTATCCCAGTGAATGTTTTCGACAAGGCTGTTAAAAGATCGAGTAAAAGCATCACAAAATGCAGAGATCTTCGGTCCTACATTACTCCAACTAATAACATCATAAATCTTCCGGATTCCGATATTAAGCATATCTGCAATGGTCTTTCCAAGTCCTTCCCAGTCATGGTTAAGAAAAGCTTTGCGGATTTTTTCAGCCCATTTATTGATAGGGGTTTCTTCTTTGTTCAGAGCATCATCTATCTGGTCCGTGATTCCGCCAAGACCCAATGAAGGTGTTGCACCGGTTCCAGTTTTACCCTTTCCGGTACCAGGCGTTGAACCGGATGAACTAGAATTATCTGTCAGCTGATTCAGTTCGTCAAATGGAAGAACAGAAAGAGCTTTCTTCAGAGCTTTTGCTGATGAAGTAGCATCGTCCATCCCGGAAGCTGCTGCATCTCCGGCGTCCTGTAATCCGCTAAGGTCTGCTGCGGAATCTTCCAGTCCAGCAAGATCATTTACGACCCCACTTGTGGAACCTTTAATCTTTTTCCCCATCAGAACATACATGAAGTTACGGAATGTTTCCGCAGCCTGCATAAGTTTTGACATTAAGGCATTAAGAGCCTGGATTCCCGGAAGAACTGCTGCGATTAAGCCCTGCCCGATAACAGATGCAAGGGACTGAAGATTCATAGTAAGGAGACGTACTTGGTTTGCATATGTCAATTAATGTTATCCTATAGGCTTTTTATCCTATAGTTCTTATAGTTTCCTATAAGTTCGGCGTACATTTTCATCCCATAAGGATGTCGGATACTCTTGGGGATATTATATTCTAAACTCTTTAATAAAAAAGAGCCTAGGTTCAATCCCTACGCTCTACAATGTGCTATAGCTTTTATTCTATAGCCTTATCTCGGTATTAACTTATTGACTTATCCATTTATATCCAAATGCAGTTCTATCAGGTTTGTCGATTACCTTGTGTATGCCCTTGTAGCACACACCTAATTCTTTTCCTGCATCCGATATTCTATTAAACACTTTTAATATTTCTCCTGTATCAGGATTTACTTGAGCTACTTTTCTACCTTTTTTTCGTTTTTGATAATCACTCAAATCTTTTATCGGAAAATCTTCTTCATATACAAAAATAAAGCCGTTTGCGGATTTATATGTTTTGCTCAAAACTCCAGAAATAGTCGTGCGATTAGCACCCGTCATTTCTGAAGCTTCTTGGACACTTTTGAATTTTTGTATGAAATTTCCGTTGCTATCGCATTGAATAATACTTCTCATGCTTGTTGATTCTGGCGTAGTGTACTTTCGCGATCCATAACGCTGAAAATCTTTCTCGTACATAAAAATGCGTCCATGGTCAGTACGCGTTTCACTCCTGCAAGATTCCAATACACTGTTTGCGCAAAAGCCGTCTTTCTCTGCTTCAGTGGCACTATCATATCTTTTAATAAAAGTTCCATCTTTTGCAAGACAAACTACAGGAATTGAGTTATGTCCGCCAACTCCTCCTTTGTTTTCGTTGTATCCACTATGATAAGTATTATACAGTGTGATATAATTTCTTTCAAGTTTTAAAGCTTTTTTTCTTGTATCACAAGTTTCTAAAATTTCCCATTCAAAATTATCTGTTCCGTATTTTTCAATTGCATCGTGAAATTTGCATTTTTCCTTTTCATAGCATCTTTCGTGTTGCCATTTTCGATTATGGAAATTATTTGTCTGTCCGATATAAGATTCTTGAGTTATTTTATTTGTAGCTCTGTAAATATAATATGTTCGCATTAAATCACCTCGAGCATATTATATCAAAATGTTCGTGTTAAGTCAACTTAGCATTTACCGACTTTACCCGATTTTCACTGATGTATTGCTACATCAGGCGGCACATAGTCTACCGGCTGTCCTGGCGAAGTCCCCCTGTTGCGCACTTGTAACTGACATGATGTAGTTATAACGCAACATTGCTTTCTGCGCCTGTGTCATGGAATTATAGGCTGTTGTAATGCCTTGTGATAACGCATACTCCTGTAAATTGGCGACCGAAAGGTTTATTCCGAGCTGTTTTAAAGGCTCGATTTCACCTGAAATGCCCGCCCTTAATTTGTAGAAGGCGGTATCAGTATCAATGTTGTAAAAAGATGCCAAATCTCCGGCTAATCCTGCAAGAGTTGTTGACATCTTCGCAGCGGATTCCTGCGCTACACCAGAAGCATTCAGCATTGCCATCATGGTTCCGGAGTAGTTCTTTGCTGCCAGTTCCGACAGTCCGAACTGCTTTGTCGCCGTAGATGCAAATTTATATGCCTGATCTGCCATGCTTCCAAAGGCAACATCTACAACGTTCTCGACCTCAGCGATATCGGAACCGATCTCAAGGATTCCTTTTCCACCCATAGCTTCGCTGAATTTGTTCATTACAGCTGAAGCAGCTTTGAAGCCAAGGACGGTCTTAATAAAAGAGCCTACATTGGAAGATGCTGTTTTCAGCCCACTGCTCCTGTTGACCAGATTGGATATTCCGGCTGCCAGAAATCCCAATCCGCTCTTTGCTTTTGTCGCTACCCCACCGAGTAACGAAGAAAGTCCCGAACCGATAGAGGAAAGCTTGTTAAAGGAATTGACCACAGTATTCGTGGAAGTCCCTACTTTCCCACCAGCCGCCGCTAACTGCCCGAGGGCTTCTGTCATTCTCAGTGTATTCTCACTGATTCGCGGAGCATCCTGCATGACGGTAAAGAATTTCTTTACTTCTGTAGCTAAATACTCTAATTGTGATGCTGTTTTACCAGTTTTGTCACCTGCATTTGCCAGCCGTGAAATGGATTGTACAAACATGTTTATGGATTCCGAAGGCTTTGCTGTAAACAGCATACCGTTAATAACTTTTCTCAAACTCTTTCCGAGTTTTTTTAAGCCTTCTGCTGACTGATCTGCTTTTCCACCGGCATTAGCAAGTCTTGCTAACGAACCTGTGAACCGGTTGACACTGGAAGAAACGTCCCTGACATCATTTAAGCTGTCGATGCTTTTGATGATTTCTCCCATCTTTGAAGTATCAAAGCTACTCATGTCCGCTGTTGCAAGTCGACTTAAGGAATTGATGACATTCGTGATTTTAGAATCTTTGAAGTTCATTCCATTAAGAGCGTTCATGGTACTGGCAATCTTTTCAACACCGGTTATTGCTGGCTGCATTTTCACAGCATCAATCTCTTGAAATTTTCGAATAGCGTTTACTGCTGACTTGACGTTTTTTGTATCAATCTTTGGAATTGAAATGTTCGAAGCACCTTTTAAAGAGCTTAATCCGGCAGCCAGATTCTGCAAAGATTTCGTACTCGCTCCAAGTGTCGTAAAGTCAACCTTTGACAAGCTTCGAAGCTGACCGGTTAATCCAGATAAGTCCGGAACACTAACTTTTGTTTTGTTTAAGGTCTGTAAAGCCGATGATACTCTTCCGATTTCACGAGCATAGTTTCTAAGTCCGCCGGTATTGACGTTTCCCAGTGCTGTGTCAACATCTTTTAACTTTTTAGCCAGATTTCCCAATGCTTTTGTAGCGTTCCTGGTACTACTGTTTATTTGTATATCAAGGGTATCAATGGTATTATCAGCCACAAAAAACACCTCCTTTTAATCAAAAAAAATAAGGGCAGACAAGACTTTTTATTCATCCTGTCCGCCCTTTTTATTGCCTATTTCAGCTATATTCGCATTTGCCTTTTTTATCAGAAGTTCGTAGTAACGTTCCTCCTGCTTCAATTCAGCTTCAGATCGTTTCGGAACATCTGTTTTTTCTTCAATCTGTGGTTTCTTTGTTTTTTCTGTGATTGGTTTATCTGGATATTTTGCTTTGTCAGAAAGCGCACTTGCTACCGCAGATTTCACATATAAGCCGGAAAGCCATGACTGATATTCAATCAGTTTTACCTGAGTTTCTATCTCATCACGTTTACTTTTCTCGTACTCACGTATCCTTACTTGAAGGTCACGTATGGTACTTCTGAGAAATTCTTTCCGGCTCATTCCGATGCGAACTGCCGCCGGATATAACTCTGTCCAGATTATTTCGCTGTAGCTTTTTTCTGGTGATCTGTCGGCTTCTTCGGAGCTTTCTTCGGTTTGGCTGCTACGTTCAGATCGTCCATGAACGTCTCCAGACCGGTTAGTTTGAAAAAACCGTCTTCCTCCATCTGGTCAAGACACATGGCAAAGATACCGTAAAAGTTACCCTGCTCATCATCCTTATGTTCCTGAATGAATTGTGCTGCAAGTTTCTTCGCAGTTGCAAGATTCGGAACAGAGCCGTCTGCATCTGGACTATCGCCATGATATTGAAGAAGCCCTGCATAAAACACGGTTAATGCTGTGTTCGGAATATTTGCCATGCCGGAGATCATTTCTTCCGGCGTTTTGTCCACACCGCCACTGGTTGCCAGAAGCGTGTTCATTACACTCTTGACGCATTCATCATACAGAGATGCTTCAATGCTGTATTCCAGTTTGTACTCTTTGCTACCAATCTTTAAAAGTTTATACATAATATCTTTTCCTCCCAGTTAGATATATTTGTTATTCGCCTTCAGTTGGCTTAACTGCTGTATCCGGGCCGACATACTCATTGATAGTCAGAGACATGTCAACAGTAAGAAGACCATTCTGATCTCTTGCCGGTTTAGGAATGATAGTCGGCGGCTCAATTTTGGTGAAAAATGCTTTCTGAAGCGCCGGGTAATATTCCTCATACCACATAGACAGACCACTTGCATGAGCTGTTTTGTAAGCACTGATAAGATCTTCCCACTCTTTGATTGTTTCGTCTGTAACGTTTACAGTTACATTGAATGTACCGCCGGTTGAACCACGGCCTGCGATAGTTCTCTCGATTTCGTCTTCGAGAGCAGATGCATCAATAGTCTCAACGTCGATAGCGATTTCATCAGAAGCATTTATTCTGTGAAGCAGTTTGAATTTTTCTGGTTTTGTTCCCGCTACTGTCTCTACTGCATAACCGGTAAGAGCACCAACGGTACTGATTCCTGCGATATTTCCTGATGCCATATTGGCTCCTTTCCGCCTTTCGGCTATAAATTATTGCAATAAAAAAGAGCCATTACGGCTCTGACACGTAACCCTGTGCCCGGGAGATAAAAGGATCACCGCCCTTCTACTCTTCTTTGCTTACTTGTTTAATGACCTGATTCACATAAGTACTCAGTCCTGCGACAAGAATACCTTGTGTGATTGCGGTAAAAACTGCCATTGCAATTTCCTGACCGCCTGTGACTGTAGATGTAGCGAAAACATAGATTCCGCAGACAACTACGCCCAGAAGTCCAAGGATTCCAGGAATGTATTTGTCAGCTACGGTTTCAGCCTGTTTGAGGAATACTCCTACAAAATACAGGACTACAGCTACAACCAGGAGTTCTGGTTTCACATAGTTCATGATCTGATCCATTCTGTCTCACCCCTTTCATTCACCGAGCAACTGCCCAGTGTAAATTCTTGTGTATCGGCTAACAAGCCGCTTGATGCTATCATCAACGTTACCCATGAGTTCAGGACCGTAAGTTCTACGAAATCCCATGCTAATCATGGACTGGTGGCTTTTTTCGTCAATCTGATATACTTTTGCAATTGGATTCGTGCCTGCGGCAAAGCACTCAATCTGGATAGTTGGAACCGAGGCGCATTCATCGCCTTCAAGGTCTCCTTCTGTCAGAACATTTCCTAACATGTAAAGTCTTGCATAGGTTTTCTTTCCAGATGCAAGAGTTTGGCTTCTGTCCATGGAAAAATTTCCTTTACCAACTACAGGTTCGACAGATTTATTCCAGCGCTTGTATATCTCGGATATTGGGTTTTTTAATATTTTCGGCATTTAATCACCCTGCCTGTTCTAGCATGTTTTGAGTTTGTGTTTGAATAAACTCTTTAATCTGCTGATATCCCCAGCCACAGTTAATAAGGCTACTTACAAGCATCTCCATGCTTTGCACTTTTGCTAAGTCTTCACCTGTAAAATAATCCCTAACAGCTTCTTTGGGTTTAACGCCAAGTTCGATTTCTATTTCCTTTGCTGTCTTTCCGAATATATTTTTGTATATCAAATTTGTGTAATTTGGATATGCAAATTTCTTATTCGGGCTGTCAGATATCTTCATTTTAATTGTATCTGTAAGAATATGTCTGATAACTACGCCTTTATCACGTTCAATTTGCCATTGCTGACGCTCTACGTGAATCTTTTTCAATTCATCACGCATTGCATTAAACTCTGCGATGTAGCGTTCTTTAAACTCCATAGCCCTTTCGCCGCCATAGCCCATGCAAAGAATTGTAAAGCCATCTTCTGTAACGATGTACTCTTTAAGTCTTTTGTTTTGTTCCGAAGTATAAGAGGACAACGCATAATTTCGTTGTCTAAATTCTTCCGAACATCCCAGATTTTCGATATCTCTCAGTACATCGGAATGTCTTTTCTCGAAACCCTCTGCTATTTTTCGACTTGTGGTTACGATTTTTTCTTCGTATCTTTTACCAATGATTTCTACCAGCATAAATTCACTTCTCCTTTTATGATTTATTTTTTTGGTATGAAAAAAGCACCTACCTTTCCGGTAGATGCTTCGCATCTTAATTGTACAAAATATGTGTCATATGATTCCATATTTTAGCATAGGAAGTTTAACTTCCAAACACTTCCTTTGCAATATGTCGTATCTGAATAATGATGGCTTCTTCCGCATGGTACATCGGCATGTAAGCCCTGTTACCATAAGAATGATGCTTTTGTCCACTTTCATCCACATACCACCATCCGTTTGGGTCGTAGGCGTGTTTTTGGTCTGGGTAAGTACCAACGCCATAATCAGCGCCAGACGGTAATGGATAGCTGTCCGTTCCATAAGAAATACCGGCGCTAAATTCGATAAAAAGAACCTTGTCCCCAGAAAGCCGGACTGCTGCACCAACAATATCGCCATGTCCGTTATTAATAACTTCCGTGTAGTAAGAACCTTTTTCTTCGGTCGGAACAGATTCCATTGTGGTCTGGATAACCTGTATTCCCTCTTGAGCCAGTTTATCAACAAAAATCTGGTTCTTCCTTTGAATATCTTTCCGGTATGCTTCCAACTGCTGAATTGCAGACTGCAAAGAATTATGGTTCAAACTGCACCGGATTGTTTTCCTACTCATTGTTGCCACCGATTTTCGCTATTCCATATCGGGCAACTTGTCCTTTTTGAGTATCAAGGATTCTCTTAAGCCTGTAGTCTGGAAGAACAGTCGGGCTGTTATCTCCATCAAGGATTAATGTTCCGTCTTCCCTGATTTCTGGCACGACATCAACCCACAAGACGTTGCCTTCTTTTGGCTGAAATGTTCGGTCAAAAACCGTAATGTACCGGTCATAGTCGGGAATGATTCCGGCAGACAGTTCTTCTGGCGTACCGGCTGTTGCTGATACTGAAATATTCTTCTTTTGCGGGTTTGAATAGACAAGAGTTTTATCCATTCCATTGTTTTTTTCTGTTACTGTCGAAATCCATATGGACTGTTTTTGGCGAAGTCTACCTCTCATATATACACCCTCCATTGACAGAAATTAATTTTCGTGTTATTCTTATGCAGAAATCAGGGAACGACGTATCCCCAGATTTCATAATCTTCCAGTCCCCAGTTCCTTAGTTCTGGGGACTTTTTTAATTTAATATAAATGAATTAAATAGTAAGCCCTTTCTGAGGTACGAAAAAGCATTTGGCGAATCGCTTACTATCAAAAATGTACGTGCTGCCACTCATGGATTAATCATAATCGAGAAAGCGATGGTTGTTTTCTACCTCGGAGGTTCTATCAATATTGGTTATACCGTGACCACATCAGCGCTTCCGGACGGTATCACTGTCAGCAATTCGGATAGGACCGTAACAATAAAATCGACAAAAACTCAGATGATCACATGCTTTTATGCTTTTTTATAATTTTCCTCTTCCCATTTAATTCATTAAGAAAGTATCTATTTTACGCCACCTGTTCCAACAGATACGGAACAAAATGTATCGCTTCATCCCCTACAATCTCATATGCGATTTCAAAAATCTGCCTTGCTTTGTCAGCAATCAGATTGGCAATCAATTCTTCTACTTCCACCCAATTTTCACGGGGCACAAGTCTATGTAGTTCTTTAAGAAATCCGCTCGAAAACATCATTGCATGGCTCAACTCATGTAGAACTACCCTTGTGAGAAATTCGCCCGAAATAGCGTCAGAAATCCAAATAATTCTTGTGTTTCCATCCGTCACAGCACAGGTCATAGTACCGGTACGGTCAATCAGTACCGGATTCTCCGGATGAGTGAACCGAACTTTCCATTTTTGCCCGTTCATGTAAAATTGTCTTAGCATAAAACCACCGCCTTTAAACCAAAAAGCCCCTACCACATTTCTGTAGCAAGGGCCTTGTTTTTAGTTCATCTGTTGAAGAAGCTTAGTCAGATCAGTTTTCATCTGCTGTCTAAGGGTCGCATCTGCATCCGACCACATCTCAGACATGGTACGGATAACATCCTGCGTGTACTCTTTCATTGAACTGTCCATCTTCTGTTTTGAATCTGCATCTTTGGAATCGTGATAGTGTCTGCGATTCTCGCTGTATCTGTCGTAGGTTTCACCGTATCTGGACTGCTGACGGTTCGTTCCATCCATTCTCATATCACTACGGTTTGGATGATAACCCATACGGTACGTATTACGCTCAAATTCCGGATTATTCAGATACTCGTCCATCCAGTCATCATCTTCCATGTACAGGTACGGCTTATATCCCATACGACTTCCTCTACCCTTTGGGGCAAATCTGCCATTGGAATAACGATATCTGTCATATCCCATGCGTCCAAGGTACTTCTCTTCCTGTTCGCATTCATCCATAGCTTCTACGATTCTGTAATCTTTATCTGCACAAATTGCGCACTTTACAGCTTCCATGCAGTCCTTCAGATCGTCCCAGTCTTGAACACTGAGATTATCGAAGCCATGTGTCTTGGCTTTTTCCATAGCCCATTTTCCCATTTCCATTGCAACTTTATGCATTACAGTGCCCCCTTTCTAACAGCCTGTGTAACAGGTGTATCTGCTGTTGGGGCTGTACCATTAATTGCTGTCAAATTGTTACTCGGACTACAAGCCGGATTTCCTAACATCTTGAACACTCCGCCGGTTGCATTTGTGGCTACTCTGGTTGCGTACTTCGTTCTGGTTCTTACGCCGCAAGCCGTAACCTGTGCACAGCAACGATTCTGTAATGGATACAGGATTGTTCCCGCTCCTATCTGAATCACTACCGGGGCGTTGATCGTAGTGGCTTCTGGTATGCTCTGTGCGACCACGATGCAATATTTTTCTCCGTTGTTATAGCTGCCTGCCGGAAGTGTAATCACAAGATTACCACCAGTAAACGCAACAGCCTGACTTATCACGAGATGATCACAGAGCTTACAAACATTTTTACAACTCATACTTCTACCTCTCAATCAAATAAGAGGTGAGCCGGAACCCACCTCTTAGAATTAGTCAACCTCTAAGGGTGAGTTACTTAGCAGCAACCGTTGTTGTATCCATTGCATCCACCGTAGTAGGTGTTTGGATTCGGAACAACGTATGCCGGAACAGCTGCCGGATTGATTGCATTGATTAACTGCTGTGTCTGAGATGCCATTGCAGTTGTAAGAAGTGCGCTCTGGCGATCCTGAGATGCAGCACGTTTCAGATCAGAGTTCTCTGCCTGTAATGTTGCAATCTTATCATTTGTCAAGAAATCAAGGATTGCTCTTGTGTTGCTGTTCTGATTTTCAAGAAGGTCTCTGGTGTTGTTGTTCATTGTGTTCTGAAGAGCACAAGTGTTGGTAGCTAAGTTGTAGTTGATACCCTGGATAGCTTCCCTTGTTTCACAGCAACAATTTGCAAGCTGAGACTGTAATGCATTGGTGTTCTGCATACCGGCTACTGTATCAGCATTGATAGCCTGCTGAACGCCGTTGAAGCCCTGAAGCATTCCAACGTTCATGCCGTTGAAACCACTCTGCATGGTATTGTTGAGTGCATATGTGCTGTCGCAGATGCCCTGCTGAATACCTCTGATACCGTTCTGAATATCGTTAAGAGCGAAGCCCTCGTTGATATCGGCACGTGTTGCCCATCCTTGGAAACCGGCACCATTAGCACCGTTTCCACCATTACCGCCGAAGCCACCGCCCCAGCCGCCAAAACCTCCCCATCCGAAGATTGCGAAGATCAGTACGAGCCAAATAAGTGAAAAACCATCGCCGCCCCACATATCATTGGCACGGTTATTAGAGCCTGTAGCAGCTGCAATGTCGCTAAGACTGTAATTAGAACCATTCATCATGTTTTTAGTCTCCTTATAAATTATTTACAATAGGAGACATCCGCGGCTGTCATCCCAAATTGTAGCGATTTTAAATCACCCAATCATGGGGAAGTGTTATAATCCAAGGAATTTTTGAATAATTCCATCTGGTGATAAGTGCTTTTCGTTAAATACATTTTGCTGTATTTGATGTAACTGGTCTGTATCACCTTTTTTGTATAAATCCAAAGCATTTTTCAATGTTGGATTATTCCCTGCAAATTTACTCATGTCGTTCATCATGTTATCAACGCTTCCGAACCTCTGAGAAATCATTTTTTCAACTTGTTTTTTCATCATGGCATTTGGATTGAAATTCATCTCTGCTTACCTCCGTTCTGCTGCTTGGCTTCCGGTGTTACCGACATTTGTGTCGGGAACATGTTCTTTATTTCGGAAATCTCAGAACAAACATCGTTCCGAAGTTGATTAAACATAGCTTCTATATCAATCTGTTTCTCTTCTGATTTCGGTTGCTGTTGTTCGTCTGGATTTAGAAGTCGGTAAACAAAAATTCTGCTTCTTCCGTCTGCCTGTAGTTGCTTTTTGTATATTTCTGTACCATCTGTTTTTGGATAATAGACAGGATTTCCAGTCATATCCACATCCTTTGCTTTTACAGTGTCGATTCCGTCAACCATCTGTCCCGGAAGTCCGGAAATCTGTGGCATCTGCTGTACCGGTTGTTGCATTTGTGCCTGCCCATAAGGCATTGTCTGTTGGTAGTTGTTCTGCAACTGTGTCAATCTATCTTGATACGGTTGTACCGGTGTTTGTGGGTATGGATTCAATGGTTGCGGATAATATGGATAAAATGCCATAGTGTGTTCCTCCCATCTCTGTAAGCTTTTCTCTATGCTTACATTATATGAGAGAAACCTAAGTATTTGAACGACACTATTTCGCCATATTTTCGCCATGATACAAAGAAAAGCCCCGATAATACATCGGGGCAACTTTAACAATCTTCTTTTTTACTTTTCGGTTTATGCGGTCAATGGTTCTTGGACTATACCCCATAATCTCTGCTGTTTCAAACAACGTCTTTTCCTCATAAACTCTCAACCGGAAAAATTCTTTTTCTCGGGAATCAAACCCGGATTCGCTTAGATAAAACTTTCTTTCATCTTCTGAAAAGTCTGTATAATTCATAATCCCACCGCCTCCCTTACAAGTGGAATTGCTTATTATGCCGGAAAGATACCGCTTAATGCAAACCCTACTATAGCCCCGATCACGGCCGTAATAACGCAAACAACAATCGTATCGTAGCGTTTTCCCGGGGCTTCCATGAGGGATTTTAAATTATCATTCATTTCATCCACCGTATCTTTTATGTGCCCGAGATCATTGTTGTAAAGGACAATTTTGGTTTCAAGCGCATTGATACGTTCAAAAAAAATACCGTCACGTTTAGAGTGTTTCTCTTTCATTTCGTGAACAACTTTTTCCAATTCTTCTAAGCGGTGTTCGTTAAAGCAATTCTGTTCACATCCCATCGCTACTCTCCTTCACTCCCATTACATTTTTTTGTACTTCTTCCCACCTCATAATGAAGTACCCCAGCAACGCCTGGGAGGAAATGCGTCACGTTCTCAACCTACTTTTTCTGTCAGATTCCTCTGGCAAAGGGAAAAACGCCGTGATTGACAAATATCTCTGTCTCAGAGTTCCATCCTGCATTTACAGAATTTTCCGAATGAGATGTTTCAAACTCAACTCCCTGTTTCACAAGAAAATAAAGAGCCAAGTCAAAAATACAATCATAGCATTTGTCCATATCTTTATTGATGTTTTCTTCCGTATAACTCTCAGGATAATTGCGCTTTTTCTGGAATGACCGAATAGCTCTTTTGACTGCTAAGGGAATCATCCTTGCGGTCAGTTCATCACCTTCCAGATATGTTGTCAGATCGCTTGTAAGCTGTTCGTCCATGCCATTTCACCTACCCTTGCTGTGCTATAATTTCTGATATAATACCAGCCTTGTTTGTGGAAGTCAGGGCATAACCATTGTCACTTGCAAGCTGTCTCAGTTGAGCCACAGTCATACTGGACAGCTCGCTTTCTGTATACTTGTATAAAACACTAGCTACAGACGGTGACTGGCTGTTTTCATCAAGGCTATGCCCGCTTATTCCCCCTTTGTACCGATAACGATACCGCCGTTGGCTTTCGGTGCTACCGGAATAAACATACCAGATGCTTTTGTCCATACGGCAACTGGATCCTGTGTAGCCCACATGGAAAGAGTAACGAAAGAACGATTCTCTTCCTGGATGAACTGCCTGTATTCGTTCTCTTCCGGTGTTGGTCCCCAAAGTCCAGTACCGAAAGAACCGCCTGCATCAGCTTCATAAAGAGTGAACACATCCTCTTTGAAGTATCTTCCAGTCATCAGAGTTCCGTCTGCTTTTCTGTAACGGAATTTCTCATCACAGCGACCAACAGTGATTCCGTACTCCTGCATGAGCAGATTTGCAAGCTCTTGTCTGGTAAGGAGACGTTTATTCGCAGCTCCCAGAACAGCTGTCTGCATAGCTGTGTTGTTTCTCATGTAATTGATCATCTTCAGAGATGTGACCGCATTTGTTACTACGTATCCGGAATCCTCGGCTACAGTTACCATCTTCTGAATATCGCCCATGATATCTGCATCTACTTTGGACCAGTCGGTAAGAGCAACCTTTGCAGAACTTGGTACGCCATAATCGATGTCCATTTTCACATTGTTTTCATCAATTTTTACCATACCGGTTGAAAGGAATTGGCCTTTCATGATGTTTGCCCTTCCAACAACACCTTCAAACAGGTTTGTCGCATCGTCAAAAACGAAGTTTGTAAGAGTCTCATTATCCGGAACACCGTTTTCGATAGCTTCCTGGAGACGCTCTGACTGATTGATTTTCCTCTTGATAAAGAGTTTTTCAGTCAGAACTTTCTCAAATCCTGGTCTGGAACCGATTTCTGCTTCGGTATCAAGAGCGTGAACAAATGCTACCTCCGGCAGTCGTTGTCCAGCCATAAGTCTGTAATATTCGGCTTTCCAAAACGGTGTCTTTACATCCGGGAAAATGGTATCGAGGATACCAGGTCTTGCCACAGAAAAATTCTGAGCGAAATTTAATCTTTCTTCTGCTGTAATAGCTTCTAATACATTGTATGGCATATTGGTTATACCTCCTTAAAATACTGGGTCTGTTGTGGTTACAAAAACAATTCCCTGCGCGGTAAGCTCTGTTTTTGCAGTTTCGTCGACTGTGACCGGCAGCCTTTTCTCAAGGACACGTCCTGCTACGATCACGGAAATTGGTCTTTTAGCATCATCTGTCATATCGACATCTTCAAACACGATTCCTTTTGCACCAGTCCCATTTGTCGGATACACGGAACCTGCTTTGATGATTTTTTTATCATTTACTGCCGTTGCATTTGTTGCGTCTGCTGTGTAAGTTTTCAGTACAAGTCCAACCTCGGATTCGAGAATGTTGGGAGTTGACTCATACTGTTTTGTTTTCATAAAAGCCATAATCTAAATCTCCTTTACTTACTTAAAAATTAACCGGTGCATTGTCGCCTGCCGGTTCTGTTTTGGGGTTCATGCGTGCTGAGTAAGCTTTTGCGTACTTAGCTGCTGGGCTATCGTTATCATCTTTTTTCTGTCCCTTGTCTGAATTTCCGCCACCTGGATTCGGAGTATTGTCAAGAACTGCTTTCTCCCATTCAGATTTTGCGTTATCCAGAGCCGCTTTATTTGCTTCGGAAATTCCATCAACAAAAGTTTTGACTTCTTTCATTACGTCTTCAGACTTATCTGCCGGCATGGAGGAAAATGCTTTGATAGCACTTGCGTATGTTTCTGTGGAAAGTCCCGCATTAGCGAAAGCAGATGTAATCTCACTGGAAAGTGCTTTCCTGTTGGATTCAGCAAGTGCTTTTTCCAGGTCGGAAATCCTCTTTTCGTTTTCTGCTTTTTCCTTCTGCCGCTCTGCTTCCTGTCTTTCAGCATCCGTCATGTTCTGGGCTTTCAAATCGTCCAGTTCCTTTTGAAGGTCATCTGCTTTATCGGCTTTTTCTTTCAGAGAAGTGTTTTTTTCCTTCACTTTCTTTGTCTCCGCTTCAACAGAATCAAGGTATTTAGTCACTTGTTCTTCAGACGGTTCCTCGATTCCAAAACCAATAAGTACCTGTTTTGCCTGTTCTCTTGTCATAGAAATCTCCTTTCTTTCAGACCATCACACTTTTTCACACGGTTCGCTCCGCACATGATCTGTACCCGATTTACGCTCACGGGCTGTTGCATTATTTTTGTGTATTAAAAAAGGAACCTTGGATGTTATTCCTTGGTTCCTTTGATAATTGAATTTACGAGTTTTGATTGATAGCCGAAGAATTTACCGTTGAATCAATTACAACCGGATTCTGACCGTTTTTACCAATCAATTGTTGCGCTTTTTGCATTTCTGCGTCCGGGTCTACCAGTTCGGGATATACAGTTCCCAAGTAAGGCAAACTCATTTCATATACCTTTTGTGGATCGCTGAAAAGTCCGCAGGTAATCAATGCAATCAGCGGATGAATTTTATTTTTAAACAGATAGTCAAGAGCCTGTGCTTTGACAAGCATGTTATCTGTCGGGTTTCTGGTTATCTTTACATCAAAATCTCGTGTTGAGATTGAAATATCCTTTGTGGTCTGTCGGATGATATTTAGAATGATTCTGGCAGCTGCTTTCTCAGCTTCCCGGATAAATGGTTCATCCAGTTTTGCTCTGCGTTCTGCAAAATCCCATCCATTTCTGAGATATACAGCTTGACCGGTATCGCCAGACGATTGTTGCTGCCTATCCGGCATTCCCTCAACAATAAGCATGTTGCTGTAGATATCGTCTTTTGCGACTTGGCTTTCCGTCTGATTCAGTTCAGCGGTCATCAGGTCAACATCTGACTGGCAACCATTTCCGGTGTCTTTTACGGAAATAGCACCAAGTTTAATCATTTTCAGAAATTCGCTTTCATCAATCTCGCAGTTTTTAAACTTCATGAGAGCTTGCACGAACTGTTCTACGCCATCCATTCTGTTCGACTGCATGTTGTTCATAGTGTCAAACATGGTTATCGCAATTTCGATATCAGAAAGACGATCGTGGTTATTCGGGTACTCAACTACCGGGATTCCGCCAAAACCATTGATGCCGGTTTTTGTAATCTGCCCATTCTGAATTTCAAAATATTGTTTTGTTGAAAAACACAAATAATATTGTTGTTCGTTCTCGTCCTTAAGAATCTGAACCGAGAGCATCGGTTTTCCGTTCTTACGGGAATAAACAATGTAACAATCCCCCGGATACGGTATAAAAATCCGGAACGGCGGTAACTCACTGTCGCTTGTCCAGTCATCTTCTTTCAAAATTGCTTTGTATGCGGTTCCTACAGCGCTTTGATAAGTACCTAGCTCAATGTTTCTAGCTTCTGCATTTGCTTCATCCAGATAGTCATTAAATAAATCCACCTGCTCATTTGCTTCTTCTGTTGCTTTTTTCTTTTTGCACACATACTGGATAGGTTCGCCGTATGTCTGTGATGCTTTGAAGCGGACAACTTCCAGCGCATGGTTCTCGCATACACGGTTGTTGATTTCCGGTCGCACCACTTTTTCTCTATAGAGAATCGGCTGGTCTCCTTTGTAGTACCGGTACAAATAGTCAATCAATACCCTATTCCGGTTATGAGTGCCAATTGTATCAGAAACAACTTTTCTGACGTTTGCTGTTGTAATCTGGTTTACACCGGTATAGGCAATTTTGCGACCAAACTCGCCCCGGCATAAGTCAATGAAATTCATTTTATTTCTGCCCACTGCCTACACCTCCCATTTTCGGGCATTAAAAAAGCACCGGATTATTCTCCGATGCTCGTTTTACAGGTTACATTATATTATACATAGAACATATGATTCCATATTAAAACATATTAACTTTCAAAATGCTTTTGTTTCCGTAGGGCTTCAATGGCTTTTCCATGGCAGGAACGGATATGCTGTACGGAATATCCCATCTCGTCTGCGACCGTGACCAGATTTTTAAATTCTATGTATCTCTTATGGAGTAAGGATGAGTACATGGAGTTTTTCATATCATTGATATCTCCGGAAACTTTCATTTGCAGTTCTGCCAGCTCCTTGACGTCAGATGCTATTTCCTGCTGCAACTCAACGATTCTGGTTACGGCATCACCAACACGGTCTTTTCCACCGGAAGTCTGCACTTTATCTCCATTTGAAAAAGAAGATATACTGGTTGCCAAAAGCCTTAAGCGGTATTCTTCCTGTATTTTGTTCTGTATTTTTCTATCAGAATCTTGCACTTGCTCAAGATATTGTCGTGTGTTCATCTCATTCTCCCTCCCCATAATGGATTCTGCATTGCTGTGGCTTTACCGCCTAATGGATTTTGTGTGTACTCAGCCATCATAGCCAAAGAATCGATTCCGTCATCATGTGGTACTTTTGCCCTAGTAGTGTACGTAGTTACATTAGCCATAAACAATCCGTAATCAGACTTTGCTTTGTACTGACTTGGATGCAGAAAATAAAAATGTTTTGCTATATAGTCCGAATTTACGAGAATCTTTGTTTCTTTATTTGCCGACGTTGGTTTTGTCTCAATTTCAGCTCTGCACTTTCCAGTAATCATTTTCTGAATATTGTGTGCCACGCGGTTTCCGACATTATTTGATTCGAAACGAATCTTATGTGGGTTATGCCTTATCAAAATATCTGCTGTCTTGCTATCCAAAATGTCATAGTCTGTAGTGTCATCAAACACCACATCAGGAAAGAAAAATTTATCTCCGTATTGGTATGCAATCGGTAATGATTCGAAGTCAGTTCCTTTATCTTTTGTATCGCATACCGCCCATATTGCATCTGCATCTTTATCTGGAATGATGATGTATTCATCCGTGCATCCATCCGGCACGTCTTCTTTACTGAAAAAGAATCGTTTTAATTTATCCGGCGGTAATAATAATCCCTCACGTTCTACCGGTTGTTGCTGATAAAGACAGTTGTAAGAAATTTCATCCATGGATTCCTTAGCATCATTGAAATATTTCTCGGAGAACCCATTTACCGTAAACAGAAAATTGCTCTTTCCATTTTCATCAAGTGCTGGCACTGCAATAAACCTTGCCCGTGGGTTTCCGGCATACAGTTGTTGCAGTTTTCCAATAGGGTCATGTACTGACCATCTGGTGGCAATATAAAACTCTTTGCATCCCTCAAGTCTACGGGAACGTAAGTCATTTACCACTTTTGTCCATAAGGTATCAAGTCGGTTCTTATTCAAAGCTTCTTCAATACCAGACACAAGGTCATCGGCAGTAAGAAATCTATTGCATCTAGTGGCACCAGTCAAAGAACCATCAATAGAACGAAATGTCCATGTCTTAAATCGTCCGTTTCTTTCGAGATTGACTGTAGTTTCCTTTGCGTTTGTTCCTTGAATTTCTACGTTCGGGAATATTTCATGCCACGTGTATTCCACGGGATCATTGATAATTTCCAGAACGCCATCATAAAGGGAACGTGTCAAAATGCTGCTGTGTGCCGAAGACAGGTTAAAGTCATTCGGGAACCATCCACCTACTAATGATAAAAAGAAATCTTCCAGAGTACTCTTGCCACAACCCGGAGGTACGCTTAATGCAAATATATCTAATTTGTCATCCATCAGGTCTTGCAGTGACCCTATGATGTTATGTTGTAAGAACACATTTCTTCGTGGTTCGTAGAATCGTTCTTTCGGGATTCGGTTCTTTTCAAGGTAAAGGAGTCCGCTGTCAACCTGATAGTTCTGTGCTTCCAACAGCAAACACTGCCAGTAGATATCATCAAAATTACCGCTTCCCGTCAATGCAGCTTGTCTTGCGGCTACATTATGAGCATACTTACTTACTTTTATTGCCATTTGCCGTGCTTCTAAATTCTCCGTAAACGGCAAATCAATGTTCATGTTTAATAACAGATCAAGGCAGTCTTTCTGATTCTGGTAAACAGACATATCTCCACTGATGATTTGATTTAAGACTGCCCGATACCATTCAAATGAGCCTTCTGTAAATTTTTGCATAAAAATAGAGCCAGACCTCCTTTCTTCTTAGGATTTAGTCTGGCTCTCATGTGGCTCTTTGACTGATTTATTTATTTTTCTTTTTTAATTTCAAGTATTTTCTATATTTGCGGCTGTATTTCCGAAGAATCAAATCAAGCATAATGCTGTTCGTCTGTTCTGTGTTTTCAGGCATAGTTGTGAGATACGGATAATCTTCTTTATCGTCTACCAACGTCTTGAAAACCAAGTCTAAAGCAAATTGAGCACTGATTGGTGGATCGCACAGTTCAAAGTCTTTATCCTTGTACCACTCATCAATCTTCTTTTGGAATCCATCAAAAGATATTTCTTCATTCCATATCATTTGCTCACCTCACAATGCTTCTAAACGAATCCCACCACTCATCTTTTTTATTTATATCTTCTACTCGCTCAAATATGAATTTAAGTTTATATATTCCAGATCCTGTTGTAGCTGAGTCGATATGCACGAGTTTGAATTTTCTTTTAAGATATCCAATTTCAAGAATGCATTCCTCCGGAAGATCAGTGTAATTCATGACGCATTCTACCAAAACAATTCGTTTATCTTCTTCATGATGTATTTCAATGTCTGCCAGTGCATTAATGATTTCTTCATCAATAATCTTAATGGGATAATTCACTGCACCATATTTCATATATTCACCTCAAACTCTTTCTTGCAATTGCTCCCCTTACACTTCAATTTAAGATGCTGAATCTTTGTCTCTGGGCTAATTGGAAGTGCCTTTTTCTGGCAAAACGGGCAGCACGCCCATACGCTTCCTTTTATGTTTTTTATTAATGCCTGTTCGTCCCACGGCTCCGGTGGATTCATTACTTGAGAGAAATCTATCCCCTCAGATTCAAATGCTGATTTAATGCTCATTTTTTCTCACTCCTTTTCGTCCTGCAACTCTACGTACCATAGGGATTCCGTGCATTCGTAGATAATTATTTGATATGTCATATTCTCCCTCGGCTTCAATCCCGTAAATCAATGTTTTGGCTTGTTCCACGTCATAGAACGGTTCTTCCAATATTAGCTTTTTCGTTGTTATTTTCGTGCAACCACTTTCACATCGCAAGGTATAAGCAAGCCATTGTTCATTTGATAGTTGTGTTGCAAGTTCTCCATCAAAAAAAACTATTTCTTTGAATATAATATGTATAATATCTTTTACGCATGGCTCTTTTTTCAAAACTTTTTTAATTGTTTTAAGTCGTCCGTTCACTTCAATTGGAAATTTCCATGTATTCAATGGAATTATTTCTTTAATTTTGATCGTTCCAGATGCTGTTTTAAATTCTTTCATATTAGCCTACCCCATGAATCTTTCTCAGATTTGCATATCGGTCAACAAGTACGTCCAATGCGGTCTGAAGCTGATTGATTGTGATACAGTCAGACTGGTGCTGATTTTTATACATTTTTAAGCTTGCAGTAAAATCTGTCTCCTTTTTATCTGGTTGCGCATCGTTAATTAATTCAGGTTCTCCATACATCATCATCACATCACAATCTCTTTCCAGCTCAATCTGGCGTTCTTGTAAATCCAAAATTTCATGCTGTCTTTTCTCACATTCTTCAGATAGTCGGACAACTTCCTTCTTCAGCTGATCTACCGTCCAGTTCTTCATATCTTCAATTCTCATGGTTTCCTCCCATCAAATCTTGGTAAATATTTCCATATCGTAGTTATCACGGATATAATCCACACATTCACTGAGTTTTTCTTTTAAGATTGGGTCCTTTGCAATATCCGGATGTATCGTGTACATTATGCAACTATCTTTTTTACCGTCTTTCTGAAACTTCTTCCAATCAAAAGTCATTGTGAACAACGGAATCCTTGTAAGATTCTTTGTCTTGTGCTTTATATAGAGATTGAAGAGCTTTTCAATCATGGTAATTCTCCTTTCGCAATCAAGCCGTTTTCTCAAACAAACCAAGAATAAACTCCCGTCCCATCTGTGTGATTCGCCTGTGGTAGATTACTTTTCCAGAATCCAATACTTCCTGTTTGATTTCCTCATATCCGCAGTCACTGTAATTGGAGTACATTAACCACGTACCATTGACCTGATACTGTATCTTTTTCTCTGCCAGAATTCGGTTTAGCTGCATTGCTGATTTCAGCCCCAACTCTTTGGCAATTTCAGTAATGGTATATGTTTTGTTGACGTGCATCAGGATAGCATTCTTTCTCTCAGCTTCTACTCTTGCAGCACGTTCCTCTTTCAGTTTAGTCAGAAGCTCGATGCCGAAATCTGGATTATTCAAGATGTTATCGATCACATTGTCTGTAGCATATATGCCGTGCTTACGGATAGTCTTCAAAATCTCTTTGACTTCTTTCTTGAACTGCTTTGCGATCGGCTTTCTGGACTGCATCAGGACTTCGTAAAGTCCGTTCTCGGTAAGCATATTCATTTGTCTGTTCTGACCTGCCCTAAGGATTGTTGAGACCAGTTTTTCATCATCGTCAATTCCTCTAAGCATTTCTGTTACGTTACTATGCTCAATCCAATCCGCAACATCATTCGCCACAAACAGTGGTTCCTCTGCTGTTCCGTAAACCTTAAACTGTTTTCCTAACACTTCCTGCTCATTTAATACCTTCAGTTCGTTCATTTCTCTCTTTCCTCCCTGTGATTCATCTGGCACTTGATCATCTTTGCTATGTTCTCACGTTCCTGTTTTATTCCATGCCCCTGACGAAACAATTCGCACTCAAGGATGTTTCCACATTTGGAACATTCGTCTTTGATTTCTTTACCAAATACTTTCATTCCGTATCTCCGTATATCAGCAGTTTAATAAGCTGCTCTTTTGTAATTTCTTTTGCGTTAATTCCAAGTTCTGCAATCCCTTGTAGTGATGACCAATATAAGTCTTTAATTATTCTCAATCGTGCTTCAAATGGTTTATTGCTCTGCAAGAAAAAATCAGCGCTATTGCGAAGTGCTCTGCCCCTACATGGGTGGTTTAAGATGAATGTTCCAACAACGCATTTATCTGTCTCCAACAAGTATCTTTTTCTGTCGAACCTTACTATTGGTATATCACTACGTGTTTTATAAATTAACCATATCAAAAAATCGTGAGCATCTTTATAATCAACCGCCATGTACAGCACTGATATTTTACTCATTTTCAATACCCTCCCAACATTCACAACTGTCATCCAAGTATCTGAAATCTGCACGATGTTCGCTTTCACCATTACAGCAGACACCTTCTTCCAGTGCGTACCATTTGCATGTGCAACAATGATCTTTTTCCATAATGTTACTACCAAAAATAAAAAAGTCCGGCGGGTGGACTTGAACCACGCATCGTCACCCAACGTGAACCACCGGAACCAATCAGAAGGTAAATTTGAGCATTTTGGAAATGCTTTCCGATAATGGCAATTTACCGGAATCGGAATGGCAGGAATCGAACCTGCGACGCATAGTTTATACGTTGCTCTACCACTGAGCTACATTCCGTGCCGCTTACCACGGCTGATCACCTCGGTAAATGAATGAGATGATTTCCATTTTGCACAACATATAAATGATATGCTTTTCGTACTGCCCAGCAGTCCTCAGGATAAACATCAACCTTTTCCCATGGGTTTAATCCGCTTGAACCATAGACCGCCCGTGCACTGACAGCATAGAACGAACGAATTAATTGCAGGAGACGGATTTGAACCGCCGTTCTCAAGGATATGAACCTTGTGAGATTCCACTTCTCCATCCTGCCTTAACCCGGATTGCACCGGGTTAGCAATAGGTTTATCGTGTTATGCTTTCCACTAGACTGTTTTCATCCGTGTCAGTCCCACGGAGTTGTTTCGGAGGATTATTCCTAAAAGGTCTCTTGAAAACTCCCTGTCGTCAACGTGCACTCATTGGCGACATATTCAACTCAGAGACAGTGCCGAACGGGAAGTTGCTTTTTCAATCCGGCTACGCCGTTACGTACCTTCTGAAAAACAACCCACATACACACATTCGGCAGTTTTTTCTATCCATAAAACGGATGGATAGCTTTGGGAGAAATGGACGCTCTGGGACTCGAACCCAGGACCGACCGGTTATGAGCCGGTTACTCTGACCAACTGAGCTAAGCTTCCTGAGTAGCAAAAAGATACAGGGTCGCTGCGATATCTGTCTTCTTACTACTGTTGCAGTTCTTGACCGCCAGCTGCAACAAAGGTTAAAACCACCCGGAACATTTGACTGTTCCTTTAGACATCGCCGTTGCGATAGGTGGTAAAGGGTATTTCGTTAAAAAAAGGAAAAAGAAAATCCAATCTGCATCAAAGGGAAGATGAAGCCCGATGCAGAGCGGCGCATGTGGGATTCGAACCCACGCATAACGGAGTCAAAGTCCGCTGCGTTACCGCTTCGCCAATGCGCTATGTTGCGGCAGTCGCTCAACCCTGCCGCACGTGATATACTTCAAAAACACCATTGATATATTTATGTTTTTCCTGGAACGCCTGTATCAGTCGTAACTCATTTGGAGGAAATTTGGTTTTGGATATCTGTTTCATTATTATAAATCCGTACCGATACAGGCTATCTAGGGATTTCGTGCCTCGTCCTGTCCGTATTGAATCTTCCTCCAAGACCATGCGGCGAGGGCTGTACCTTTTCTTTTATTATCTTAATCCGCTCTACCAATATCAGCGGAAGTAAAACCATTGGAAATACCAGTAACATTTATTTCACCTCACAGGGATGTTAAAAATAAAATCACGCTTATTCCGGTTCCAATAAGAATCATCGAACAAGCGGCAGATTCCCATTTGTCTTTATTGTTATTTGTCACGATTTCGGAACTCACTGAAACAAACATTAAAACGTTGATAGCAAGTGCGATTATCGTAAATATCGTCCTCATCGTTCTCCTCCAATCATGAAATCAAGAATCTTTTCTGCTGTTTCTTCTTCAGGCTCAAATGGAAGTCTGCATGTAGAATAGATTTCCAGAGCCGATTTCAGGCTTGATTTGAAGCCTTGGTATATTTCTCCATGTTGAAGCAGTTCGTGTCTTAAAACTGAAATCGCATCAGTAATTGATTGAGAACTAACACTAATACGTGCCAGACCTTCCATTTCAATATCCGGTGTTGCCATTAATTCAAGATTAAATATCGGAACTTTATTAACCGCAACATGAAAATCTACTGATTTCACTCTCGGAATCGGTTTTCCGTCAATAAGGCATTCGGTTCCCCTCCAGTTATACGGATCCTGATTTACAATCTTCACAATAGACATTTTCAAATCCCCTTTCCTGTGCGTTACAGTACACCAGAAGGTGCTCTGCGATTTCCTGAAGTTGAACCGGATCGTATTTCGGTATCGCAACCAATGTACCTTCAAGCATCGGGGATAGTGGTGCGAATACCGGTGCGTCTGTAACAATCGTTGCTTTTATCAGCATAGCTGCTACGTCAACTGGCTCTGACGGTAACAGTTCATAAATTCCTTTTTCTTTATTCATGCTTCTTCTACCTCCCCAAAATATTTTTTGTATAATTCATAGTCATTTCTTCCAATCAGGTCTTTAACCTTGTATTTTTGCTCCATTCGAAGATCACTGTATGTGTAAATGGTTTTTGTGACCTGTATACGATAATCGCCGACATCAGTGATTCCGCTTTCAGTCTCGATTTTTTCTTCAGCTGAAAACCAGTTTCCGTTCGGAGTTAAGAAGTAAGCTCTTTGCACTGCTCTTCCGAGTGCGATATATTCCAAACTTGCTTCATCCGTAAAAACCTTTTTCGCCGATTCTGTATCGTACAGCATTCCGTCCTCCAGAACAGCTTTCTTGTGATGATACTCGTACGAGCGGTCATGAGCTAAAGGCTTTTCAAGCGGATGGCATTCAGAAGACCTTTTTTGTTTTTTAAAAAATTTTTCAAGCATCGTCTTTTACCTACCTTTTCCGAAAATACTGTGTCAAGGCTTCACGGGTGATCTGTGACACGCTTTTGCCGGTTCGGTTCTTTTCAGCTATAAGTCTTTGCTCCAATTGGTACGGCAACCGGATACGAATGGATTCACCTTGTGGATTATTCTTTTTCATAGGATGTATCCTCAACTTACTATTTCTACTGGATAACCTAGCTTTTCTTCAAGCTCAGCTACCGTTATTTTACGTGGCTTATTTAATTTGATTTTCACATCTTGCACTGCACCATCTTTGTTTTTAGCAATCCCGCGCCCAGTGTATATGTCAGCTTCTTCATTAGCGTATACACTGAGATGATTGTATCCATATGTACGGCACCACCTAGCAGCCAAATCAGAAATTTTCATCAATTCTTCCAACTCATTCCCGAATAAATGCGAATATAATATAGCTCGATCACGCATTTCCTGTGTTACTGCTGACAGCGCAATCACGCTTTTATACGGGCTTCCGATAAAACGGAAAAATCTGCATGATTCCATTACTTTTTCGCCTTTCGGAAGCGCAAAGCCTTGAGAAATTGCCATCTTAAGAAGCTTCGCTGATTCAACATCGCTTTCTGTGATAACGCACTTATTTGTAAAGTCTATCATTACTGTTCCCCTCCCAACATTTTATATAGTGTTCCTCTTGACACTCCCATGATTTCTGCAAACTGAACTTTGGTAATTTCCCCAGCCTGCCATCTTTGCTTTGTTTTCTCGAAGAGTTCTTTGTCTACCTCTTTTTTTGCTCGTCCTTTATATTTCCCTTGAGCTTTTGCAATCGCAATTCCTTCTTTCTGTCTCTGACGAATATTTTCGCGTTCTCTTTGAGCTACGTATGAAAGAAGCTGCAATACAATATCGGCAATCAGAGTTCCGGTTAAATCTTTGTTTTGCGTGGTGTTAAGTAATGGCATGTCCTGGACAACGATATCTGCTTCAATCTCTTTTGTAATTTTTCTCCACTCAGCTATAATTTCTTCGTAATTCCTTCCAAGTCGATCAATGGAATGGATCACCAGTACGTCGCCTTTTTGAAGGGAAGCAATCATCTTCTGGTACTCAGGACGGTTGAAATCCTTTCCGGACTTCTTATCCATATAAATTTTATCGACGCCTTCTTCTCTCAATGCCTCCATCTGTCTCGCTTCGTTCTGCTCTACTGTTGATACTCTCACATACCCTATTTTCATATATACACGCCTCCGTTTCTTTATAAGTCAATTATACACTTTAACGTGTGCAATGTAAAGTAAAATATACACATTTAAGTGAATTTTTATTGCTTTTTGTAACGTTTGCGTTTATCATGTAATTAGGAGGTGTTTATATGGTATCTAACAAAATCAAACAAATCATGCGGATGAAGAAAGTTACCAATATCCAATTAGCGGAACATCTTGGAACATCACCGCAAGCACTGGCAAATAAATTCTCAAGAAATTCGTTGTCCGCTGAAGAGATGATATCTATTTTGGTCTTTCTTGACTGCCAAATCGCTGTCGAAGCATTGCCGGACATTATTGTTAAATTTAATAGCAACGATCTGAAAAGGGAACCGTAATGGTTCTCTTTTTTTATTATCCCTCCCTGTCTGGGATGAAATTGCAGCTAAAGTTTATTCTGCTCATATTTAAACTCTCCGCAGTAAAGAAATCAGGAGCTGCACCCGATTCGTCAATCACAATCTTTTACTGTGTATGATCGTTAGTATCATTACAATTCTTATTCCCAAATTCTGCATCATTTCATTCATTCTTTATACCTGCCTTTCTTGGTATTGCCTTATTTTGTGCTGGCAGAGAAACCGTTAAGGCTTACGACTTGTCGTGTTGCAATCACTATCTCTGCCATGTGAAAAGGGCCTTTTTGTTATTTTATTTGCTTTGGGGGCTCACCCGGCTCCTGGTGGCTTTCCCTCCAAGGGGGTCCCCGTCTCATCCGTACGCTATCCGGTCAGCCCGCCGCCCCATGGGACCCGCTGCACCGGATCACGCTGTTGTTGTTCGGCCTTCGGCAGTAGTCAGAGGAAGTTGACGCCGCTTTTCGTTCGTCATATTGCACAAATTTTCTCACGCTGTTCATTGTACATTTTAAGTACACCCTATTTATACATCGCAACAAACTATATATTGTGTTTCAGTCTTGAACAATACAATATATTGTGTTTTGGCTGTTTTCGTGTTCACAGCTTCGGTCGTTCCATCTCCGGAAGCTCCAGCGCATCCTTGTACTTGTCCGCGATCTGCTGCGCCGTCTGCTTTGGCTTTCCGTTGTTCTCTTCTGCGCTCCGTCCGTTTGGTGCATTCCATCCGAATTTAGAATTGAGCTTCATCGCCACGCCTGTGTTATTCTTATCACTGATTCCGATGTTTGCAAGTGAGTGTTCGTCATTCGCATTTAATTTTTTGATTAGGTCAAGGTGTGCTGTGCTTGCTATTTCCCTATACTCCCCTCTCTTATTCAACTTCCACTCCTGTATATCCTTGATAACATTGCCGTCTGTATCTATATATATCTTTGTCTTATACTCTCCATTTATCCAGTTGTACATAGTCTGTTCGCTGATCTTAATATATTTAGCAAACCCTTGTATATTTGACTCCTTGTTATATACACCACATATAAATATATAATAGTCAAGTATATAATTAATCAGTTCTGCATTATCGCAATCTAATATAGTCTGCCTGTTGTACTTGAGCGTTACGTTTTCAGGCTTCAGAAATACATAATCCCCTGCATAACTAAGAGCTGATTCAAATGTGTTCTGAGGCGCTTTCATAAGGTCTTCAATACCATATTCAGCGCAAAATATATCTAAATATCTCTTTGTATCCTGTTTAAACGTATCTAACACGTTGTTGTCTGTATTCTGCACTGTATCACCTCACTTTACAACGTTAATCTGTTAATTTAGCAAAATAAAAAGGGCGATAACAAACCGGTCAGCAATCGAAGAACACGCCCAGCAGCTACAACCAGCGCTGGAAGTTCCGTGAATGCTTTTTCAGTTTATAATCGTCCTTTGTTTAAAAATCGTAAATGTATTTGCTTATCTGCCATTTACAATAGCACATATAAACCTTTAATGCAAGCATAAATTTATTTTTATTGCTCAAGGTATAATAAAATACCTATTGATAAAATAATCCGTTATAACTCAATATACAGTGTTATAGAGCTATATATATTATAATATAGTGTATATAAGTATATATTAATAAACTCAGAATCTAGGAGGGGCTTAAAAGATGTCATTATACGGTACTGCATAGAATTAATTAATAAGGGATTATATATATAATATAATTATAGGGGGCGTTTTGGCACAGAAAAAGCCAGGCTTTCGGCGTCTGATCCGGTTACCTGGCTGAATGATTTTTATTAATTTTCGATTAGCTCGCCCCTCCTGAGTTCCTCGTTAGTGACACGATAGCACATTTTATAAAAACCTGTCAAGCTAAAAGCAAAAAATATTTTTCTTGACAAAGCAAACATTTGTATGCTATGAATAATTTAACAGACTTCGGCGGCGGGTCTGTTCTCCCCTCGTTAGCCGCCACAAAAAAGAGTTTAAGCCCCTGGAGATTATCCAAGGGCTTTTTTCTTTCCACAATGGGGCTATTAATTGCGGGTATTAGCCTAATAGCTAACAGTCTAACTTTACATTCAGGCAAAAACGCCTGTTCCAAAATGGGACTATTAATGTTTTGTTAGCTTAATAACTAATGATCCAATTTTACATTCGTCATAAAAATGACGTTATAGTTATAATAGTATAATCATTGTCAACTGTCAATAATCACATTAAAAACACCGGGTTTCCGCAGCTGTCAATTTCGGTTGTGGCTTCTTGCCCTGCGTCAAGATACACTGTTTTTACATCTTCAAAAATTCGTCGCTCTCTGTCTATCGTGTATTTTTTATGCAGTGCGTAAACAGTGCCGGAGATTCCCGGAAGTACCGGCGCATAAGCTGGCAAACTCAGCGCCACTTTTTCCGGTGGCAAAATGTCAACAACTTCGACATTATCAATTCTCAGCAAATCCTCATGCCGTCCCAGGCTTGGAAATCGTCTCGGATACTTCAGCATTTTATAAATTATGTCAACTTCCTTTTCGTTTTTTGGCTGAATGTGCAAACGCAAATTCAAATCTGCGACAAAATCAACCAAAATCGGCGTATTAACCCAGCCTGTAAACCCCGGGCCGTTTTTCACTCGGACGGGAAAACGCTTTTTAAATTCTTCCGTTTCTGATCCGGCATAAGCTCCACCCTTCCAGCGTTTTGTAAACTCCTGTTCGTTCATCGTTCCGCTTCCGGCTATTGATATGTTCATGTCGTGCCAGCTACTCCACCGGCACAAAAAATGGACCATCCCGGCAACTGTAGAAAAAGGCGGCAGTGGGTACGTATATACCCTTTTCCCGGCGTGCGAAAAAGGCGTTGCGAAAACGCCCTTTTCCATGTATCCCTCTATTAACACTGTCTTCATGGCTCTTCGGCCTCGCATCTGAAGCCGAAAAGGATATCTTCGTAAAGCTGATCGGGAATTTCCTCTTCCATCAGTGGCTTTCGGTTTTCGGTTCTAAGCTCTTCGTCAAGACTTGCGTCGATATCTCTGAGAGCCTTTTCCCTACTGAAGCCCATTTTTACAACTTCGTTTAAAAGATTGATTGTTTTTTTCATGTCTTTTTCCTTTCTTTGTGGTATAATATTATTGTCGCTTACAGAGGATGTTCTGTAAGTGGAGCGGCCAACAATCCCGGTCGCCGAGGGTTGAAACAATAATTTTAAGTGTAAAGAGCTGGTTTCCGGCTCTTTATTCTTTCGCATTTTTCCCGTCCCCGTAACATTTATAAAAAGTTTCTACCAGCTCCGCCAGTTCCTGCGGCGTAAGCTTTTCTTTTAAGCTGTCCGGGATACGGCTGTAGTTGGCCGCAAAAGTATCACGACACTTTCCAATCTTGCAGGCTTTTTTGACCTGCTCGAGCTTGTACATTTCTCCAAGCTCTTCTACGGTGATTCCACCGTTTTTAACTTCTTCCCGTCCTTCTTTTGTCAAGATGGACATTGCTTCTTTCTTGCTAACAACTCCGATTCCGTTGATTCTCATTTCTTTCCCCTCCTTGTTCTATTCTTCAAATCCTGGATACGGCTTGAAAGTTTCAGCCCATTGTGCCTCGTCTTCTTCCGTCCACTCCGGCTCCTCTTCCGGCTCAACCTCGTAGGAACATCCGGCAGCGTCCTCAAAGATGTTATCTTCGTATTCGGTCATCCACTGACCGTCTACAAGACAATCATATCCGGTTGCGTGGATGAATCCAACGCCGTCCTCTAAACGATCGAACGGCATGTTTTTAAGTTGTACCCTTCTTGTAGCTTTTCCAGCCTCTGTATTTTTCATTTCACCCCTCCTGATCCGCCCCGCTGAGGGCTGTTTGCTTGGTTTTTATTCACTTACAGTTATTTGCTATTTTCACATCATAAATCATAACAATAATGTTTTCCGTATTTTTCAAAATAAAATTTTTCCAAGTTTGCCATATTATAACCACTTCCTTTCTATGGTTACAGTATAGTCTATTTTCGTGTATTTGTCAATAGTCTATTTCCATGTATTTTATTTATTTTTTATACTCCATGATATCAGACGGTTGACAGTTCAATAATTTGCATAATGTGCAGATGACTTCACAAGTTACATTTTCGTTTTTAGTCAGCTTTGCTACTGTATTAGAATGTAATCCGTTGTTTTTTAACCACTGTTTATTAAGTTCTTTCTTTTTTAATACGTTCCATAGCTTTGAAAAATCAATATAACCATTCTTTCCATAATCGGCCATTGTTTTTCACCTCCTTATTTATAAATATATGATAATAGATTTTTGGCATTAAGTCAATGTCTATTTTTATGTACTATTTGCACAAAAATAAGCTGTGTTATATGGTCTATTTTCGTGTATCTTGTGTATTTACTTTTAGTCTATTATCGTGTATTATATAACCATCAAAGGAAAACAAAAAAAACATTCACCCCGGACGCTGATCCGGGAGAAAGAGAGGGAATAAAATGAAAGACACTATCCTTAAAGCTTTATCAAATATCAACTGTTTTTATTCAATCATCTGGATGAAAGCGACAGGTAAAGACAAATACACATTTAGAGAGGAAAGCAAAGTCCACGAAATGTTATTAGCTGCTATGTCAGTAGTCATAAGGAGGAAAACAGTATGATAATTGGAACATCAACGGTCGGAAAATGTGTTTACGATCTCCCCGAAGAGATCAAGACACTGGAAGAAATGCGGGCCTTGATTTACGGGACACATTACAGCCCAGAGACTCGGGAAGAACTGCAATGGCAGCCGAAGCTCTGGGGGCTTAACGGCCCAATGTACAATGGTTTGCAGATTTTGGAATCCGGTGAAATAGTTCCGGTTATCCGGTACGAAAAGCCGAGCAAGTTCTAACCTTTCCGGCGGCGGTCAAGCCGTAGCCCCAACGCAACCGCCGGATTTCAAAAAAAGAAGAAAAGGAGAATAAGCTATGAGTTATTACACAATGAGCAACAAAGAGTTATCCCAGCTGATTCGTAAGACATTAAAAGAAAGCGGATTCACAAGTAAAGACGTATCTATTAGAGTTAGGGCGGCATTATATGACACGTCTGTAAATATCACGGTTAAAAATCCACTTGTAAGGCTTTCGGAAGTGGAGGAAATTGCAAAAAATTTTTCTGAAGTCGATTACGACGAGCACAGCGGCGAAATTCTGGCGGGATGCAATGTTTATGTGCATTGTCAATACGAATATGGTATTTTCAAAGATGCCGCCGCCGATCTTCTCCCAGCCGCTGAAATGGTATTGAACAACAGGGAAAAATATAGTGGTCACGCAATCGCAGACAACAAAGAAAAAAGCGTTCACATCATTCACTATCAGGGCGTGCAATGGACGCTTGCGGAGTTCGAAAAAGATAAAAACGCCGCTTATAAATATAAGCCTACATACTGGATTAATAGCGCAATGGATTTAGCTATTGCAATGTGGCGGTTCAAAAATCTTGGTACTATTTACGCATAACAAGGCCGGCAAGCGTACCGGGGAGCATTTCCCCGGCGGCCCTTTAAAATAAAAATCAGGAGGATCAAAACATGGAAAAAATAACATTGGTAGAATACGGATGCACAGGAACAGGCTACAAAAATGGATCAGATGTGCCAAATTGCAGAGTCCGTGCAGAATTTGACACGCTGGACGGCCTGCACGTTGTTGCAGATTTTGGCGGATACCAGAGACGTGACGCAAACAAAAAAGGGTTCCCAGTGGTGCAGCCTAATGCGTTATTTATAGACGGCACATATTACGACGCTGAGGGTTGCGGGCGCTCCTACGAATATAGACTTGCACAAAATGAATTTGATTTTTCACGCTTTGATTTCACGTGTGCAGGAATCTTGGCGTTTATAAATGAGGTAACCGGAAAAAATTATATGGAAATCGAGTTTACAAAAAGGATTTAATTTTTAGACGTAATGGTTCCGGCCGGGTTCGATTCCCGGCAACGTCCTTTTATTTTAACACCTGGCTCCCATGGGTATAGGGAAGAAAGAAAAGACATGAAGAAAAAAAGTAGCTATATCGCCGTACAGGTGACAGAGAACGGAAAAAACTATTCTTACGCTGTCAAGGTTTCCGAAAACGATAACTTGCTTTCAAAGCTGGCGATCAAAGGCATCACAGCGGCGAACCTTTGCGGATCCAGGAAAGAAGCTGAAGAAGTTGTTACAGCCTGGAACGAATGTTTCAAAAGCAATGGTTCTTATATGTTCGGGGAGGTGTTCTGCTAATGAGCGAAAAAATAATTGAAATCAGAAAACCCACGCAAAAGCAAACCATCACCGCTATAAAAAGCGGTGATTTTTCAGAAGTTGAAAAGATAGAGGATACCGCACGCCAGGAAGCGGCAAAGGTTTTTCTTGCTGTCGCTTCCGGTTCTGTGCCGCTGATTTGGTACGACTTGCCGCCGGTTCGCTGTCAGTCTGGGGCGGTGTCCGTCATGCGGTACGCCCTGCACCGGTCAACGAAGCAAGACGGATTTTTGCAGCTGTCTTGCATGGAACTGAAGAGCGGTCAGATCATCCCGACTTCTGACAGGCAATACAACACCACTGACGGCGGTTTTTCGGAGTTTTTCCGGGACTTGCCCCGGTCAGTTAATGCTAATTTTTTAGAGCAGTGAAAACGCTGCTCTTTTTCTGCTGCTCTTCCGGTATCCAGTCCGGCGCCAGGTTCACGGCCTGGGAAGCGGATCAGGCTTGTGAAATCTATCTACAAGCCGTGTACCTTGAAAACCTAACAGCTTTGCTTGCCCGGAAATGCGGTTGTTGATTTGCTTTTTTCACCGCTTTTCGTCTTTTTGGCGTTCCTTGATGATTTTACCATTACCGGATTTTTAAGCCGTTTTTGTGTGCTTTCGTCAATCAATACTCACGGTTGACGGGGCGCCGGTATGGTGGTACTATGATTATATATAGCCGTTTCCGGCTCTTTTTGTCGTGCTTGCTTTGTGCAGCTGGTGCCGATCCGGGGCGCAGTGCCCGAACAGCGGAGAAAGTATGTTCTATTTTGGATCCGCTGTACAACCGTCCTATTTGGCTTTTTAACGGCCGTTTAGATTCCGGTAGAAGAAGTATAGCCTTGTCAGTTCTGCGGGCGTTGTGGGCGAAAATAGAGCGTCAGTTATTGACCACGAGGAAATCCCGGCACCGGTCCGCAGATGATCCGCAGCCTTTTGCAGGATTGGTCATACCGATTGTGAAACAAACGATATTTCTGGCGGTTCTTGAATATTTGAAATATTCAGACACAGAAAAAGCCCGAAAAATGGCCGAAAAAAGAACAGCCCAAAAATAACCTTTATTTCTGGATTTTCATTTTGTTTATCTTGCATATATTAATCCATAGCATCTTCCGAGGTGCTGTGAAAAATCACGAATCAATTTAATTTATTTAATCCCTCAGATTTTCTCCTAGCCGTATTCTTCGTTTTGTATGTGGTCCGTTGTTTCCGGACTTTCACCTTCTGTTCCGTTTTATCTTTCTTCCTGCGTACTTTATTGTGCGCTGATCGCTCAGTTGAGAATCCCATATTTCCCCTCCCTGCCCTTAATCTTCTGGTTTCTGCTTTTGAAGTTGATAATTTCTATGTCTGTTTGCAGTTCCTGTGGTATCCGCCCAACGATGATTACTCTTAGTGGCTCTAATCTCCGGACCATCTCTTGAAATCCCTTACAAAATTCCAGCCGTGATGCTTTTGACTTCACTCGCCCATTGGTGCAGCAGGCAACCGTGCTTCTTTTTGGTATTCCGTCAAAAATCCAATCATAGCAGTATTCCGGCGGTATGTTCACGTTTGGAATCATACGGATTCCGTTCATATGCAGATAATGTGCTATCGCATGATTGCGGTACTTCTGCCAGATGTTCATAGCAAATGGCATACCGCCTTCTCCGACCGCCATGCTGAAATCCGGTGCGATCACGCTGTTGAAGCATTTTAGATGCTCGATATATTTATCCGGGCAATTCCAGATTTTCTCAAATTCGTTGTCATGGATATAGAAATTGACGGTCAAGTCCCTATGGTTCTTTATCCGCCGGTCAAAGCTGTCTTTGAAGTCGACAGTATCCGCTCCGGGTCTGCCAGTATACCGTGGCATCATGGGGAACTGGTATGGTCCGTCCAATTCTGCTCCCTCGATCATATATTCTCTCATTACGTCATATGCGGTATGATTCAT